CATTGCTTAGTGTAATACCAGTACTACTAGTATATTCACTCTTGCCAACAATGTCTTTATCTACATTGAGATATGTATTAGATTCAATATCAGCTATAACAAATCTACCAAAAGCATCAGGATTAATTAGACCTTGATAATATAATGTATCAGGAGCATCGTAGGGCACTGTGAAGGTCACTGTGCCATTTTCAGTACCGTTGTTAATTACACCTTTTTTATATTCTAAGGCTGCGCCGGATGCAGCTGGTTCGAGATATTCCCAATCTTCACTATCTAATGTGATGGAACTGCCGTCTGCGGGATTTATGTCTCGGCGTGCTCTATATAGTTTAGTATCATACACTGCTAGATTGCCTGCAAGATATGGATAATTAGGTTTAAATATCAAACTTCCTGTGTCATAATTCGTACGAATACTAAATCCTTCACCAGGAGCATTAACTCTAAATTTATATGTCTGTCCTCGATATAATGTTAGAGTAGGATTATTGGTATAGGCATCTGGAGTAAACACAAAACTGTTTGCAGTTGTACTCAATACTACTTTATATGTACTGTTGACTGTGGCGCTTTGTCCATATATTGAGACACTAGGCGGCCCGCCGGGAACCCAATAATATTCGCGATAATTGATGAACTTGTCCCAGGCAATAGGCGGATTCCAGGCATAGTGCTCCTGGCTAGTAAGTTTGTCGTCACGTTCATCTGTATTACCAAAGAATTTTAATTGATTTTTAAAATCAATGTAATCATAGAAATTTTCAATCTTATCCTGATTTCGATATATCACTCCAGGTTCTAACTGATAAGCACTTCTTAATGTAGCATCTGTATCTAGATATAGATCGTTACCATTATAAGTTTTGCCAAACCTTCGACCGACATATCCTGTAATTTTATCCAATAATCCTGGTTGAACTAAAGGATCTACTACGCCTGCAAGAAATTTATCGTTAGCTTCTGTCTGAAAAACTTTAGGTAGAAGTTCTACTGATTTTCTTATAGGTAGTTTACTGAAAGGAAAAAATTTATCTGACATATTAATAGGTAGTAGATACCACACTGGTTATAGCAGAACCAACTTCAGCTGCTGTGATAGCTGTGACTATCTCAACATCTGTGACCGTGGCTCCACTGATTAAAATTTCATCCGATCTGCTCTGTATCTCAAACAGGCTTCCGAATGATTGACCACTTTGTTTTGGACATATAACTATGTTACTGATATCAGGTGCTGTAGAATTTAGTATGTAGGTAGTAAGTTCACCCATATAAAATCTATCACCGAAATCCCAATTGCTAATGTCGAAGAATGAGTTTATTGCTGAGATAACTCGAACTTTAAGATCGTTATCATTAATAGATTGTCCAGGATTTTTAACCACTTTAAATATGGCCTGTAGTTTAGGATCTGCTTTTGAACCAAACAACACCTTATATTTTACTGTATGATAAATGATTTCGTCACTGATAGATTTAATCGCAGATAGGTTGGCTCCAAACGTTGTTCTTAAACTGTCTGTGCTGGGAGGTTCTGGTGCAGTTGCAGTGCCGCCTGCAAGATAAATCCTATATGATTCATCATAGGATCTGGTTAATAAAAACACGTCAATGATATTGCTAGAGCTTGGATCTATTCTGCGATCCACGCTGGCATTATGAATATACTGAAATTTAAGATTTCTTCGACCAATGTTAGCTCTGTATGATCTATCAAGATCAAATGTATTAGTGCTTCGATTCACTGCTTTAACAACATCTTCGTCAATGGTATAAAAATAGATCAATTGTCCGTTGGGATAAGTTGTTGCATCAGTGAAATCAACTACAGATTCTTTTTCTCGAATTAATATTAGATTATCCGAGTTATCTACTAACTGATAATCAGTTGTGCCGTATTGATCTACAGTTTCCTTAAAAAACAAATAATTTAACGCTGTGTCTGCGCCAACTATCTGTTCAAATGAATCTGGATTATCTATGACTCCGTCGTCGTCGCTATCTTGAAAACTTAATTTTATTTCCGTGGTACTTTCATATCCATCATCAAATTTAATAGTGTCGCTAATTTCAAAGGGCACGTCTTGCCGTAATTCTGTGATAAACCCGCTGTCGGTATTGATCCCAAGTACCTTGACCTGATCTTTTACCACAGCACCTAATTGGTCATTATAACGTTTTTCGTTGGTATCAAAATAAAAACGATTCTGCATAACGCTGCCAAACACATAACTGAGTCGTCTTAGTCTAACTACATATCTATCGGCTTCTTTAACAAAAGCTACTAACCATGAACTATCTGCATTTGTGTTAGTTACGTCTCCCGATTTTCCTAGACTAAAATCGCTGGTTAGGTTAATATTAGTAGCGGTAACAATCTTCCAGGTCGACGAAACCGATTCATATCTCAATCCAAAATTTAAATTCTGAGAGCATTGATTAACTATTTCTGTTTCTAACGCAGCATCTAAATCATTAATAAATCTAGGCACAATGCGATTTGCCACTGCACCTGTAGGCACAGCGTCACTAAATGTTACCGCCCCTAGTCCGTTGGTCAGCACACCTCTACCAGCATTAGTACCGTCGCCTGCCACAGACACTACTTTAGTCCAAAGCCTATCGCGTTGCTCTGGATCTTGAGAATTGATAGCTACTAATTTACCTTTTTTAAATGCTAGTCCGGCGGGTGCCGTAAATTTAATTAATGCTCCGCTGAGCAGGTATTTCAAACTAGAAGTAGAATACGTACCTACTTTTAACAGTGAATTATCCACAACATTCTTGAAATAGCCGGTAGGGGTTGTAGAAGTAACGCTTTGCCATACCGTGTTATTATCTGTGAAAAGAATACGATCAAATTTTGTAAAATAAAAATTATAAACATCTGCGTCTGTGAATTTTGGTTCTACGCTTTGCCGAAGAAAATTAATTACATCGACTCTATTGTTAAATCTAAATCCAAGAGTTTCTTCACTTTCTTGTTTATAGATATATCCATCATCACAAAACACATTGATACTTGAATATTTCCCAGATGCATCAATGATATCAAAATTTCTACTAATACCGCTGGATGTTCTGTTAATGGATTTAATCTTGACTATATTTTGGCTGCTACTTAACGGTGCAAGATTATAGTCTTCGGCAGTGATCATTCGATTCTGCGTATAATAAACTGCTGGAGCATTGGTTCTCACCGAATCTATACTTTCAGTTGCAGCTGAGTTCGCTACTGTAGATTGAAGAGCTAGTCCTACTGTTAAGGTATGCTCTACTCCTGATTTATTAAAATAACTAATACTAATATTGATGCCTCTAAGTTCATTGGGACTGATGGTGTAGGATAATCCGTTACTAGTTCTATAAAATACTCTGAAAGAACCTTGTGGTAGATTACCATATACTCCGTCAGCAAAAACTAGATCAACGGTATCATTTTCTTTAGTATTAACTGCATATATGTTTCTAATGTTTTGTTCTACGCTATTATAGGCAATATTGTTACCTACCAGCGTACTAACTTTAGTCCACTCTTCTAATTGTGCTCCTGCACTGTTTAATGAAAACAGCCATACATCGTCGTTGTTGATGTCGGCCGTATCGATGGCGATTTTTTCGTTAGGAGTTGGCACCCCTATACCAAAATCAGCTAGGGCTAGTGTGCCCTGTTTGAACATCAGGAAAAATCCGGTGTTGGGACTAGCAGGTCCTGTGCCATCATTTCTATATACAAATCCTAATTGATTGCCAGGCACAGGAGGTTCTTCATAGATATTTTCACTGTTCTTAAATGCGGTGGAAACTAATTCAAACAGCATGCCTCTAGCAGCTACAGTCTTGCTGAAAGAATAGATTGGCACATCTGTGCTGGTAGTTCTAAATCTATATTGTTCTGTAGGTATACCTTGTATGGTCGCTGAACCTTGGCTGCGACCAAATTCTGTGTTGTCGGCCATTGCTGAATTTAAAACTAAAATAAATTGCTCAAGCCAATTGGTGTTTGTTGGATCATTCCAGCTGACTATCTGTTGTGCGAGATTACGTCCGTTACTGTCTACAATATCTTCTGTAGTAGTCACCGAAGTAAATTTTAACAGTCCTTTAGCAGCAACGTTTCTCTTGGCGTTATAACTAAGCATTCGAGCAATTCGCAACACGCTTTCTTTGGTCTCAGCTAGTTCGATAAAATTCTCTCTGCTGGCTAGATCAATACGAAATGCTAGACTCTGGCCTAAAAATGCCACGGCATCAATTAGTGCTAGATATTCAGATGACTCAATATAGTCGTTGAAATCTTCTGGATAATTTTCTCGCAGATAAGTGATTATAACCCTGCGCAGATTTTCGAAGTCATAGCTTTTGAAATCAGCGTTTCTAAATGTCTGATAGATTCTAGTCCAGTCTTGGTTTAGAATTAGATTATTTTGTCTACTTGTAGTGGTCATTTCGAGTCCCTATGCCAATATTTATATTATAAAATAAAGTGGTCATATTATGATATTATTAGTTTTATCGAAATCAAAAGACATGCGTTCATTTACGTTGAAAGGAATGTACACTATGTCGGCTTGTATGCGAATTCCTTGGTCCGTACTGTCTATAGTCACAGTGTTCACCGAAATTCTTGGATCGTAATTTATTATGGCTTCAACGTCTTTGGCGATGATCTGCTTGACATCTTCGGTAAAATTTTCAAACAACATATCCCAAATCACTGTGCCGAAATCTGGATTTTCTAATTTCTCTCCTTTACGGATATAGAAATGATTAATCAAATCCTGCTTGACTAGATCAATATCATAGAGTTTGTAATTTCTTGAACTCTGTTGACTACTAAATCCTTTGTACAAAAAAACTCCTAGATTTTTTTCTGTTGTAACAGCGGTATTATTAGCTACTGTTTTTTGATTATAAAGTTTATTTGCCATATTATGCGTCCCTATCTGTGTTATCAGGAGTTAATTGCGCAGGAGCCAAATGTTCATGCAACGGCCAGGGTTCGTGCATAGGAATCCTTTTCATAAAACTCTTAACTATTCCTGATTGATATCTCTTGTCCCAGCCTGCGGTGGTGCTGGTTGCTACGTTATCTCTGAGATCATAAGGTCTTACAAAGTCTGCTGTCGCGGCAGTTTCCGAATTATTAGGTCCGTTGAGATTGATTTTTGAACCATTCATTTTTAATTCTGATGTCGAACCTACGCTGATGTCGCCGGTAGCGGAAACTTTGAGTTCTGTATTAGTAGCGATGTCCATGTCATTGTTGGCCGAAATTTTAAGTTTAGCCCCTACTAGAATATCACAATTGGCTCCTACTGTGAGCTTGGCATCGTTGTTGATCAAAAACTCCATGTCTGTGGCAATTTCTGCATGCCACTTTCCTGATTCTGTTCTAAAATTCATGTTGCGGCCAGCTTCAAAATTAATGTCTCTGTCGGCACGTATGTTAAGATCAGTAGCTGTGTGTATGCTGACACTGTCTTGTGCATAGATATCTATCTTGCCATTGCTGGTCATTTCAATCCAAGCAGTGCCTCTAGCATTGCCTATGTAGATTAGATCTTCCGAATTATGTAAAAGTATCTGATGACCAGTTCTAGTTCTCACTCTGAAATATTCATTGTAAGGAACTGTGGCTTCTCCCTGTGAAATTCTACGCTGAACTTCTGGATCTAAAAGGTCAACATATTTCACTGGACCTTCTGCGGCTGTTTTTTCTCTGTGATAACGATCGTCGCCGTCGTCCATGACTAGCTGTGTGCCACCTAATCTGCTGATAGGTAGTGGTGCAGACTTGCTGTCTTTTTTTCCTATCACTGCTTTTTTAGCATTAGTTCTGCGATCGACTGGGCCGGGAGTTGAAATACCAAACACCATACCTGGTAGTTCTCTTCTAGGTGATGACGAACTTGTTCCACGAACATCATCTTCTAGTAATCCTTGCTCTAAAAATCTATCAGCAATAGGATGTACAACTCTAGGAATTTTTTCTGGATCTATTTCTTGCTTCTCACCGTTGATACGTTTGTTTATTTCTGCTACAGGTAATGGCAGTTTTGTGTTACCGTACCTAGCTTTATCTTCTGCATCTAATGCATTTATTTTAGATCCTGCAATAGCCGGAACCATGTTATTAATATAACGGCCAGGAACACAGGCAAACCAATAGCCCTGTCCAGGATCGCCATCCACAAAAAGCACTAACACGTTAACACCGACATCTGGAGGCACGAACCACATGCCGTAGCTCTTCTGTGTATCATTGAATCCGTCGATGGTAGAACTAGTACCATCATTCTTGCCCATATATTCAAACCCTGTGTAACCAAAGAAGGGCGGAGCATATTTTACTATATGTAATTGACTGTCATCTCCAGGGTCATTACCTTGATCTTTAAGTAATGTCACTTCCAATGATCCCATGAAAGTTGGATCAAGATGACTGATCACCCTTGCAAGATATATACCTTGGGTGAGACCTCCTGACTTTCCTTCTCCTTCAGCTGAAGGACGACCTAATTCTGCCATGTGTTATCCTTGTCCTAAATCTCTATAATATCTAAAACCTGTTCTAGTCGGTGCTTGATTAGAAGTTGTTCTAGTCGATACTGTGCTTTCTGTTGATGTTGAACTGTTGTTAGAAGCTAGTTGTGTAGTGGGGTTCCCATCATCTATAGGGCTAGTACTCGGAGCTTCCTGTTCTTTAATGTCAATAGCCCCAGCATCGGTAGGAGTTACTGTGCCCGAACGGTCTTCATCAGTTACTTCTGGTCCTTGAGGTCCTGGCATCCTAATACATTTGAGTTTTTGTTTCCATTGTCCATCAGAAAAAGTGTTTTCACACATCACAACTCGGTATATGCCGCCGAACGGACTTTCTTTACCGGCCTGTGAAAAATCATACAATCCAGTTGTTTCATTAATATCGGTCGGAGTTCGAAATGTTAGATAGATGTAAACATTGCCACTTTCATAGTTCATGGTTCCGTCGTTGGTAATTTGGCTGTTAGGTGATGGAGCGTCTGAAAAATAATTAGCTATTCCGCTGTCTACAAGCCAATAAGGATCTCCGAGTATTTCAAGATTTACAGTAACCAAATCAGCACTGTTACCGCTGAGAAAGGCCTGTTGAAAAGTTTCTGCTATGTTCTGTTCTACTGTCTTATCAGAATTACCACCTTTGTAGCCCTTTAACAGTTTAGGATCTCGTTTAGGTCTAGCTCTACCTAATTGAGCCGCCTGTGCGGCCGGTGTGTTACCCTGGCCAACACCTGTAGTAGCATTTGTTCTTTCTGCAGGTTTTTGATCCTGATTAGCAGTTTTAGATCCGCTATTTTCTGATGAGGGATTGGCACCAGTATAGAATAAATTATTGATTTCTATATCAAATCGTGTGACGTCAACATTTTGTCCAGTATAGATATATTGATACTCCTTAACCACTGATTTCATTAATTCATGATATCCCACAGGAGCAGAACTAGGATTAGCAAATATAGATTGATGTATAAAGTAGGGCACTACTCTATAAGTAATTTTTTTAGCGTAATCTCCTATTAACGGGTCATATTCTAAAAGTTCTATCTGTGCATCTAATTTAAACCATTTGATATATCCTTCTGGAGTAGGTTTTTCGTTAATGGCATTAAATGCATATTTAGAACTCAACACTATCTGATTAATAATAGAAGTCAGCGACTGTCCTTGTCCAAATTGAAAAGCTCGTTGCTTAGGATCTATAGTCATCCCATCTCTTTTCACTAATCCTGTTTTTTCATCTATACTGTCTCCAGCCCGTTTAAAAATATTAGCGCCGCCTCTCAATTGATCGAAGCCGAGACTAGACCTTCCTATATCATTAATCGGCAAGTTTGACACATCTGCTTCTACACTAACTCCAGAACCAAACAACTCAATGTCTCCCTCGTTTTCTTCTTCGACAGGATCTATTGTAGCTGAATTTCTCTTTTCTTTTTTTCCTGCAGAAGAATACCAAGTGCTACTGGTTTGAGGGAATTGTATAACATATCTATCAGGATAAACAATACGCTCTGTTTCTTTTAATTTTTGTTCGTTACGATTTAATACCGCTGTCAACCCGTCTGGACTGGTCTGTAAAACTTCAGCTACTACGCCTTGTCCTTTAATATCTCCGGCTATTTTTAAATCGTTATAGGTTGTATTAATAGCATCTGAAAATGCCTGATGATTGTATGGAATGCCTTCTACTTTATAATTAGAACCCGCTTCAGTAACTGTAAATTTCATAGAAACCAACTTCATCACAAAGAATTTTGGTTTGATTGAACTTATAGGTACTCCCAGTTCGTCGAACCCTTTGATATCCATTCTTAGAACATACGGACAGTTGTCAAGGTAACTGAGATATCCAGCCTTTATTGCAGCATTCTGCATGCTCTGTAACAACAGTCCCATAGATTGAGGTTCTATAATTTCAAAACTAAATTTTATGGCATTACTGTTTCCAGTTTTTTCATTGGCTCCGATAATGCTGTTCATAACAAAATTATTAATAAAATATTCCGGAGCTCCGAATAAGGTGTTCACACGTTGGTCATCAAATCTTCCACCGGAACTAAACACAACATTTTTTAATTCACTGGTACTATTTCTATATGATGCTGGATCATTAAACTGCTGAGGAGTCAATGCGGCCAGCGTCCATAATATGGTGCTGGTGGCAAACTCTTCCATAGGATTAGGAGTTAAAGATGGTAAATTTTTTGTTGCAGCTGAAGATAATTTTTTTGGATCAGCTGCTATACTGCTTTTACCGTCCTGAATAGGATTAGTCGCTCTGGCAATCAAATTTTCTGTGGTGCGAAACACTGAATTTATATTAAAGCCAGCAGCAGTATCAAACGGGATTACAGAAGTTCCGTCTGGTTTTTTAATTTCTAAAATTCTTCCTAGTTCTCTTAACGCCATATCACACTCCTAGAAACTTTGATAGATTACTTTTCTTAGGCAGATATATGGCTGTGCCTGGTCTGAAATCGTAGATAGGATCTTTTATCACTGACATATTTCTTTGCACAAATACCCACCATAATTTAGGATCCCCGTAAAGATCATAGGCTAATAAATCCGGTCTGTTACGATATTGATTTTCAATCACATATCTAACATCGTCTGCTTCAGAAGGCACTGGACGAATATCTAACAGTTCCAGATAAAAATTATTTTGTTGGGTGTTGGCCCACGGACTTGCTTTAGAATATTTTGCCATTAGATATATCCTACTCGACCTTTTTCTCCTGCAAGACTACCACGTGAATAATCTTGGAGACTGAATTTGCGCATTCTAGCTCTGGTATATACTGGCGATACTGTTACTGAAATCGTGCTGAGAACCGGTACCCATGTAGTAGATCCAAATTCTTCACATTTAACATAATTAACATCATCCTTGAGGTCTACTGAAAAACTTTTTATAATCACTGGTGTATTGTTAAACACACTGGCTCCATAGCCTTTGAGAATACAAATAATCGGAGGATTACCAGCTAGTTCTCCTTGACCGAAAAACATTTTAGTTGCTGTTTTGAAAAAGGTAGTAGCAGCTATCCAATATGCCGCATCGCTGGCTGTTTCGCACGAAAACTCTCCAGAGATCTGTATGTCATCTACCATGCTGCCTTTATAGGCATAGTTGGTGTAATTATTGTGTGTTGTATTAATTGGTGTATACTCTGCCTTGGTAGCCACTGTGATACTAGGTAGGTATGGCCATACCACTCCGCCTGTGAGTTTTAATCTTTCAAAGATAGGACTATCAAAAATATTCCATTGACAATCTATTCTTACACGCCAATCATTTTTCGAAGAAACATTTAATTTTATCGGTTCTCCGTTTTTACTAAACACATCTGCTCCCTTTGGAAGATTGGCTCCTCTCTTTAAGCTAAGTATATTGTTAAGCATACCGGCTGCTGCACTAATTTGTCCTGCAGCTTTCAGCAGACCCCCAGCAAGGCTGCCGCCTGTTAATTTGTTTATAGTACCGGAGATATCTGCCGCAATGTTACTGGTTGAGCCTGCCGCTGATTGCAATGAACCTATTGCACCACTTAATTTACTTTTAGCAGCATCAGCAAATCCTCCAAGCCCTGTTTCAGCACCCGAGGCACCTAAAGATGCCTGCAACTGGGAGATTCCTTGTTTTACATTACCGGTAAATCCGTTAAGGCCCGATCCTATCTCTCCAGATGCTTTAGAAATCTTGTCGTCTAATTCAGCTTTGGCCTGTGCAAAATTTCCAGGTAATTGGGCCGCGTCAGCTTCCTGGGTTTGTTGTATTCTAGAAGAAACTCCTGCTACTAGACTTGCGAAAGGATTAACCGGAGGACCACTGGAACTGTTGCCAAATCCAAATGATGCAGTCAATGATTCATTGAGCTTGCGGTTGTTAGCCACCTGTTGTGCAGTGATGCCCTCAGGATCACCGCTGGCAGAGTTGATTCTTGCGGCTTCTTCTGCAGGGGTTTCAGGATAGGTTTTTCTCGCCATTTTGAACAGATTTCCTTGTTATAGACTATTTATTATTAGAAAAATGTGCTATTATATTACTAACCACGGAGAATTATAATCAATGACAGTGCCCAAGATCAAGTACTTGACCAACAAAGACCTACTCAAAGAAATACACCTTAGTAAAAATACCTATTGCAGCTACCTCAAACCAGAATATGGATTCTATGATCTCATAGTACCTAACCTAGCTAAAATCAACATAAGAACCATAGCAGAGGCTAAAAGAAATTGTGCAGCTAGACTCAGTAAACAGGCACACGAAGCAGCGGTAATAGCCGGAGGTAAAAAACTACCTGCTAAAGAATTTGAAGTAGATTACAAAAAGATGCGCAAGGAAGATCTCATATTCCGTGTGATGACCTTTGAACATATACCGTTGGCTCCGGGTCGCAAAAAGACGTTGAAGAACACCGCGGACAGTCATGACAAAGTTAATTTTCCTCCATTCCAACATTGGAAATTCGATGACAAAGGTAATATCAGTTGTGTGGGCAAGAGCCACTGGAAAGGTGATCTCGAACACGGTGAATTCTCTAAGGATCACGGTCAGATGACCAACGATCTCGCTCGCATGTTTATCAAGCTCTGTGAACGCTATGCTACTAGAGGCAACGTTCGAGGCTATACCTACAATGACGAAATGCGTGGGCAGGCCATCTTACAACTCACTCAGATAGGACTACAGTTCGATGAATCCAAATCCGATAATCCTTTTGCTTATTATACCGCTGCTGTTACTAATTCATTCGTGCGAATCATCAATATCGAAAAACGCAATCAAAACATTCGAGACGACATTCTAGAAATGAACGGCATGAACCCTTCATGGACCAGACAGAACGCAGGCGGCAGTGTGCCCGGACCTGCCATAGTCACTACCACTGTGGATAACACAGGCAGTGATTGGGATTGATCTTTCATCATAAAGGCGGTATAATAAGTCTATGAGTCTATTTAAAAAAGTCGCTTGTTTCACGGACATACACTTTGGTCTCAAGGGTGGTTCAAGAACACACAACACTGACTGCGAACAGTTTGTGGATTGGTTCTGCGACACTGCTAAGGCCAACGGCTGTGAAACTGCTATATTCCTCGGAGATTGGCATCATAATCGCAGCACCACTGATGTCAGTACCATGAACTATACTGTGAGCAATCTTGAAAGATTAAATGCTTCGTTTGAAAAAGTATTTTTTATACTAGGTAATCACGATCTGTTCTACAAAGACAAACGTGAAATCAACAGTATAGAATTCATGCGTCTGTTTCCTAATATCATTGCTATCAAAGATCCATTAACCATGGAAGATGTCACCATACTACCTTGGCTAGTTGGTGATGAATGGCGCGATGTTCCTAAGATCAAAAGCCGATACATTTTTGGTCATTTCGAACTGCCTAGTTTTTACATGAATGCTATGGTACAGATGCCAGATCACGGACAATTACAGCGTAGCCATTTCCAACATCAAGACTATGTGTTCTCAGGACACTTCCACAAACGTCAGCAGAACAACAACATCGTTTACATAGGTAATGCATTTCCTCATAACTATGCGGATGCCGGTGACGACGATCGTGGCATGATGATTCTAGAATGGGGTGGAAAACCTGAATACATATCTTGGCCTGATCAACCCATATATAGAACCTACAAGCTGAGTCAAATCATCGACACACCAGAAAAACTTCTGCGTCCTAAGATGCACTGTCGAGTAACCATTGATTTGCCTATCACATTTGAAGAAGCCAACTTCATCAAAGAAAAGTTCATGCCTGAATATGATCTCAGAGAACTGATGCTGATACCCGAAAAAATAGAAGTAGATGCAAATTCTACTCCTATAGATATAAATTTTGAAAGTGTAGATACCATAGTGATGAATCAGATCAATGCCATTGACAGCGATACCTTTGACAAGAGCCTGCTGTTGGAGATATACAGCGACCTATGATTAAAATTAAGAATCTCACAGTTCGTAACTTCATGAGTGTGGGCGCACAGACCCAGGCCATCGATTTTGATCGCGGACAGCTCACACTGGTCTTAGGTGAAAACTTAGACCTAGGCGGTGACGACTCGGGTGCTAGAAACGGCACAGGCAAGACCACTATCATCAATGGTCTCAGTTACGGCATCTACGGACAGGCCTTGACCAATATCAAACGTGATAATTTAATCAACAAGATCAACGGCAAGGGCATGCTGGTCACAGTGACCTTTGACGTAGACGGTGTTGAATACCATATCGAGCGTGGTCGTAAACCCAACATACTGAAATTCAGTGTCAATGGCGAAGAACAGCAGCTCACAGATCTAGACGAATCGCAAGGCGACAGCAGAGAAACACAGAAAAGCATCGAAGAACGATTCTGTATGAGCCACGACATGTTCAAGCACCTTGTGGCATTAAACACCTACACAGAACCATTCTTGGCGCAGAAGGCTGCAGAACAACGTGCTATCATCGAACAGTTGTTGGGTATTACGCTGCTGAGTGAAAAAGCAGAAGCTCTCAAAGAGCAGATCAAGCTAACCAAAGACAGTATCAGCACAGAGAACACTCGAGTAGAAACTGTCAAAGCCAGCAACGAGCGTATACAGCAGAGCATCACTGCTCTAGAGCGCAAGCAGAACATGTGGGATGAAGCCAAAGAAAAAAATCTTGAAAATATTCTCAAGAGTATCGATCATCTGAGTCATATAGATATCGAACAAGAAGTGGCTGCACACAAGGCTCTGGCTGTTTATAATCAACTGCGCAAAGACATTAATGAAGTCACTGCTCAATTAAATCGTGCTAGGCTAGATCAAAGCAGAGAAGAAAAACTTCGTGATCGACTAGCAGCAGAAATCGCTACCTTGGAACGACATCTGTGTCATGCCTGTGGTCAAGAATTTCATGATGCCAAGCACGACGAAGTCATGGATGCAAAACGCAAGGATCATGAGGCTGCCTGTGCAGAATATGATTCGCAGACTGCAAACATCTCGGCCTATGAATCAGCACTCACAGAATTAGGAGCTCTAGGCGATTGTCCAACGGTGCAGTACGATACCTTGGAAGAAGCATTGAATCACAAGAACACACTGACCAGTTTAGAAAAAGATCTCGAGATCAAGGCTGCAGATGAAAATCCCTATGATGAACAGATCATCGAGCTCAAGGCCACTGCGGTGCAGGAGATCGATTGGAACTACATGAATGAACTGATGCGTGTCAAAGACCATCAGGAGTTTCTGTACAAATTACTCACAAACAAAGATAGTTTTGTGCGCAAACGCATCATTGATCAGAATCTCGCATTCCTTAATCAACGCCTTACCTATTATCTGGACAAGATTGGCCTGCCGCACACAGTGGAATTCCAAAATGATCTCACAGTGATCATCACCCAACTGGGACAGGATCTAGATTTTGACAATTTGAGCCGCGGTGAACGCAATAGATTGATTCTATCGTTGTCATGGGCTTTCCGTGATGTATGGGAGAATCTCTATCACAGCATCAATCTCTTGTTCATCGACGAATTAGTGGATTCAGGCATGGATGCCAGCGGAGTAGAATCCAGTATTGCTGTGTTGAAACGCATGACCCGCGAGCGTGACAAGAATGTATTTCTAATTTCACATAGAGATGATCTAACCAGCCGTGTGAATCATGTGCTGAAGGTGATCAAAGAAAATGGATTCACAAGTTATTCCAACGATGTGGAGATCATAGAGTGAGCACAGACAGCCACGATCTAATGATCGCTGCTTTCCAAGAATATTTTAAATGGCAGGATCGGTTTGAATACAAGAATTCAGACGAAGCAGGCATTAAGGCACGATATTGGCTATCAGAAATACGTAACCATGCATCAACAAGACGCATGGAAATACAGGCAAAAAGACTAGAACGTAAAAAATCCAGAAAAGGCCAACTAGGCAGACCTCCGAAACTAACTAAATGAGTGCAATGGACGTATCAAAATCAAATATTAAACGAAATACCAGAAGGCTATATTGGCTTTGTTTATATAATCACGAATAAAACCACCGGACAGAAGTACATAGGCAAGAAATTAGCACAATTCAAACGTACTAAACCCCCACTCAAAGGCAAAAAACTTAAAAGAAGATCAGTAGTAGAAAGCGATTGGCGCGAATACTATGGTTCATCAGACAGGTTAAACGCAGACGTCCAAGCATTAGGTCCGGAAAACTTCACAAGAGAAATACTTTACCTTTGCAAATCCAAGGCAGAACTATCATACTTAGAAGCTCGAGAGCAGTTTGAACGCAGGGTTTTAGAATCCGACGACTATTATAATGGCATTATAAACGTCAGAGTAGGCGGTTCAAATATACTTAGACAGCGTCTTTTAGAACAATCTCAGGCAAAATAAAGCGGTTTTTTAGCTGGCGCAGGCTTAATTTCGTGCGCCCTATACCTGGTCTACGTGTACACAGGGATGGAAAACCTTGCCGCAAAGGTGCTTAACCACTACCCGAAAGGATGACGATCGCTACTAAGACCTGCGATTTGGTTATTTGAAAAGAAAAACAAGGCAAAATGAGGGGAGAAAAACCCCACGTGTGTGAGTTTGTTAGCGTAGATTCACACATCGCCGTCATATAAAGACTGAGCTCGAGGTACCGGATGACCGCCTCTGTAATGCTCTAACGCTGAAGTGGTCTGTGCAACTCGCATAATGCTGTTATCTTTGCCCGGTCTGGGCAAAGTGTGACTGAACAATCTGCATAATACTTGAATTGCTTCGCAATATCATTGTAAAAACAATTCTAAGAAGAAGAAAATGCGTTGAGCGACAAGCGAAAACGCAAACGAGCGTAAGCTCGTTTTTACAATAAATAAACAATCAAACAGTGGATCACAAATGCGTATTGAAAATCTATTAGAAAATAATAATCATCGACAGATACTTAAAGAATCGTGTGATGGATTAACTCTTGAACAAAAACGTATTGTAGAAGGCATTTACAATGAGTTCGTGCCTCTTATTGAAGCTAGTCTAACAGCAGATCAGATTAAACAGGTATTCGGCGAGTTAGAAAAGCAATCAGTAGCAGGTGGTGCTAATCGTACTATTGCAGGAGCTGGAGTTGATATAGCTAAAAAAGCCAATGAAGTGATCAACAATGTTGGTAAGTGGCTGCAGGATACTACTCCTGTTAAAATGGCTGATCAAAAATTTGAACAACTTAAAGCCAAGGTTAGCTCAAAGTTTCCTGATCTAGATAAACAACTGACTGGTCTAGGATCCTGGATGAAAGAGAATCCAGGAAAAAGTGCAGCAATTATTGGTGTACTAACAGCGTTGGCTTCCCTAGCAGGTGGACCAGTTGGCGGTGCTATTGCTGGTCAGGTGCTACGAGGCGCTGCTGAACTGATCAAAGGTGAAAAACTTTCCACTGCCGTAGGCAAAGGTATTAAAACTGCTGCTCTAGGTTATCTATCTGGTAAAGCATTTGAAATGCTGGGCAAGTTTGTTGGCGGAATGCGTGTTGAATCTCTGCCCGTTCCTGGAGCAGAGGACGCTGGTTTAGAAACAGTGTCTTGGGGAGCTACTAAAACATTAACTGGTCCAGGCACTGAATGGAAACAGATGACTCAAGGATTTAAGGTTAATGTATTTCCACAAGAAGCAGAAGGTATTAATGCTGCTATGAATATGATTCGCAACGGTGAACCGGGCGGATTTGATATACTACAAAAAATTGCTAGAGAAGTTAACACCAAAAGCTATGCATCTGCCATTAATGATATATTAGGTAACGCTCGTGCTGACCAATTGGCCAATGATGGATTATTAAACTGGATTAAAGGGATGGCAGGAGCAGGACAAGCCATTTCTCAAGGTGCTGTAGCAGCTTCAACAGGCAGCGATGACAAAAATAAAAAAGAAAGTTATTATGTTCAGACTCGTCCACTGAGTGAAGGCCAGGTTTACATGATTATTAATCGTGTGCTAACTGAAGCAGGATTCTTAGACAAACTCAAAGCAGGTGCTGGCAAGGCTGTAGGCGCAGTGGCCAAAGGTGCTGCATGGGCAGGCAAACAAGCCACTGAAAAAGTCACATCGGCCAAGCTGTTGGCAGCATGGAAGTTGGAAGGATCACCGACTGACAGCGAAGAATTCAAACAATTTTTATTAAACTATGGCGGCATTGAAGCACCAGTAGTTGATAAAGTGTTTACAGATTTAAAAATTTCTGCTGCACCCGAACCTCAAGCTGCTCAAGCAGCCACAGGCGGATATGCAGAAATTAAAAAGTCAATTGCGCAGTTAAATACTAAAGATAGAAAACGCATGATTGCTTACCTTACCAAACAACTAGGAACCGCTTGATATGAGAATTAACGAAATCTTAACTGAATCACAGCTTGAACAGATAGACGAAGGCCCTCTAGGAGCCTTGGGCCGTGGTATAGGCAAAGCTGTAGGCGGTGTTGCCAAAGGCATAGGCGCGGTAGCTGGCGGAGTAGTTGGTGCTGGCACAGCATTGAAGAAAGGTTATCAGTCTGGAAAAGCTGTAGTAGGAGATGATCCAGATCCTAATGCAGGAAAACCTGGGTATACTCCACCGGCAGAAGCACCAGCAGCAGGAGGCGGAGCAGCAGCAGCACCAGCAGCAGGAGGCGGAGCAGCAGCAGCACCAGCAGCAGGAGGCGGAGCAGCAGCAGCACCAGCAGCAGGAGGCGGAGCAGCTCCTTCAACCCAAGATATCAATGCGCAAGGACCTGCAGGCACAGCACCAGCTAAGCCACAAACAGGCGCAGCAGGCGCAGCGTTAGCTAAAACTACAGCAGCAGTAGATAAGCAAACTTCAACCAAAGCCGGAGAAACTGTTTACGCTCAGGTTAAGGCCAACGTAGATAAGTTAGATAAGAAAGGCAAGCAGAGAATTTTGCAACTGTTGACAAAATCATTAGCAGCACCGGCAGGGGCACCTAAGCCAGGAGCAGCGCCAGCAGCCGCAGCACCAGCGAATACTATGGCTAATGCACCTGTCAGTGCAACAAACACCGCTGATCCTAGTAATCCTAATCTAGCAGCAGCAAAACCCCCAGCGGCGGAACCAGCAGCGGATGCCACAGCGACTGCACCAGCAGGACAAGGAGCATTTGCTAATGTGGCTCAACAGTTGTCTAAACCCGCAAAAGACCCGGCCGTTAAAGCCGCCGCAGATGCAGCACTAGCAAAACCAGGATTCCAACGAACAGCGTCAGACAAACTAGCAATCAAAGCAGCCGCAGAAACAAAGAGTCTAGTACATCGTGGAAAAAGCCTCAATGAAATATTTGCACAGAAGCTGGAAATACACAAGCGCAGAATGTTCGAATCAGCACTGGCCAAGGGAACCGCTAGTGTATTTGTAAAATGAGAATTCGAGATTTAAACGACGGTTTTGTAGACAGTTTTAAAAAAGGATATGCTAAAACTGCTCCTGGCCCTAGTACGGTATCAACCTCTGCAACTTCTGCACCGTCTGTTGATACAACACAATCTGTGTTTTCTATATTAGATCCTAGAGATACAAAAAAGATATTGGCGAGTATTATTAACGGTCAACCTTTAGACAATAGACAAATGTCATTGATTAAAAAGATGTATAACAAACTCTAAAAGAAAGGCAGTCCTGATTTTTTAGTTGTTTCGAGATTTTCTGCAACAATCTCTCCAATTATCTCACGTTCGTCCCAACTCATGTTGACGACTTCATTGTAGGATAGTCCTCGCATGTACCAACAGAGTTTTAGACAGTCTTTTTTTATCGACCTTGCCTCTTTGTCTAAGTTATCAGATTCCCGTAAAATCTCCGGCAAGGTTAATTTTGAGATTTTACGGCGAAAAAATTTGCCTGATCCATGGTTATTGGCATGGTAAATTCTTTGGTACATTCACTACACGACACAATATGAGATTTCAATTCAATTTCGTCTTTCATTGACACAACATGTTTTGAAATTGTTTCAAATAGATCTTTGTTACAGTTGTGAATAAATTCATTTATCATTTGTTTGTCTGTAACTGGTCCGTCTGGAGTATCTATTTGGCTGATACATTCTGCAATCAAATCCACAGTTAGTTCAGTTAACTTTACAAAACTTTTTCCAAATCTTTCTAATTTTTCTTCGTCCCCCATAGTCTCATCATTGACTATGGCGAATATTCTCTGCTGCTCAAGGGTTTTAATACTGGTCTTGGTTATTTCACTATAGGAATAAGGACGCACATGTATAAGAAGAGGATCTGCATGGATTTGTTCTTTATATTCAAAATTATCAAATACGCTGAACCATGCAGATAGATCTACGTCATAGTTATTATCAGCATTACAATGCGGACATTGTGTGTTGACTTCCATCTTGTTACCATAAGTAGCTATGCGTATGGCAATCAAAGCAAAGTCAATGTCGATACTGGGCATTTTCCAAGGATCAAGTATTGCAGGTATACAGCTCTTGATCAATTCCACAGTGCTTTGTCCTGACAGCAGTGCATCGGGAGTTTTAAACATGAGTTCGTCTTTGGCAGTCATAGCGTATACAGCATATTGTCCGTTTTCACTGCGATCTAGTGCGCCTTGGGAATAGAATTTACCTTTTGATGGCAAAGACACATAGATCTTAGGCTGTCTAAAAAACCCAGCCAGGGGATTCTTTTTTTGCTGCATCGTGTTAGGAATTTCGTTCATTTTATCTCCGGTAAATATATAATGCTCACAAGTATTTATATGCGTATTTTACCAGGAAAAAAATAAGCCATGGCCGCAGTAATGATCGACATTCCAGGAATTGGACAAGTAGAAGCCAAAAATGCCGCTTCTGAATCCACGCTTCGAGAACTGCTGGCCGTAATGAAAGGTGGCCGCGGTGGAGGTGGTGGTGGCGCAGGAGGTGGTGGTGGCGCAGGAGGTGGTGGTGCAGGAGGTGGTGGTGCAGGAGGTGGTGGTGCAGGAGGTGGTGGCATATTCGGAAAAGCTGGTTCTGCAGCAGGATCAGCACTATTTGGAGTCGGTAAAGCTGCAGGTGTAGTAGCCGGAGGTCTTGGAAAAATAGCCAGCGGAGCTGGATTAGCCACAGGCGCATTATTTGGTGTTGTAAAACAAGGTATAGACCTTGCTGAAAAAGGATTATCTGCTGCTGACGCACTAGCTCGCATGGGAGACGATGCTTCAGACGCTGCTAGTATATTCAGCGGTCTTCCTGTGATAGGAAAAATATTCACCATGGTAGCAGGAGCCGCTGACAGAATGTTAGCTGCCTATGGTGCTGCTACAGCCGCTGGATCTAGTTTTGGGGGTAGTATCAGTCAGTTTTCAGCAGCAGCTACTACTGCCGGAATGAATCTACAAGAATTTGGTTCGTTGATTGCAAAAAATGGTCAAGCTATGGGAGCGTTTGGAACTACCACAGAAGGCGGTGCTGCTAACTTTGCCAAGGTTTCTAAACAGTTGAGATCTACTAGCAGCGACTTATACGCATTGGGATTTAGCACAGCAGAAATAAATCAAGGATTGGCCAGTTATGGTAATCTAATGAAACTGCAGGGACTGCAGGGCAAAAAATCTAATGCAGAACTAGCACAAGGTGCTAGAAGCTATATGAAAGAATTAGATCTGCTGGCCAAAGCCACAGGTAAAAGTCGCCAAGAAGTAGAAAATCAAATGGCTGCGATGGCCAAAGATGCGCAGTTCCAAGCGTCAATGTCTGGGTTAGGTGATGGCGTGAGAAAAAGTTTTCTTGCAGTCACAACCGGACTTCCGGATGGTCTACAAGATTTTGCCAAAGACATCATGGCCACTGGTACAGCAACCACAGAAGAAAATCAAAAGCTCATGGCCATGATGCCTCAGAGTGCGGCCATGCTACAGAGAATGAATCAAAAAATGCAGCGTGGTGAGGCAGTGACCTTAGAAGAACGTAACGCATTAAACAATCTCATGAAGTCAGAAGGCGGAAAACAATTACAGAGCATAAAGAGCGCAGGCGCTGCTAGTGCAGACCTTGCTGGAACCGTAAACAAACTTTCGGCTACTCAACAGATAAATGCCAACGCACTCAAAGAAGGCACAGAAGAACAAAAAAAAGCCGCGGCCAATACAGACAAGTTCAATGAAAAAATGAACAAAATGAAAGAAGTGTTATCTGGTCTTAGTAATACTTTTACAGGCATATTGGCCAACAGCGGGTTTTTAGATCTATTAATCAGTGCTGTTGGCCTGGTAGCAGATATTGCTAATGCAGTGCTTGTACCAGCATTAAAAGCTCTAGATGCAGGCATACGTCCTATCGTAGATATTTTCCAGAAAGTATTTCCACCAGTGCTGGCAGTGGTATCTGCTCTGTTTGAAAAGATCAGTCTAGGACTGCAACTGATTTTTGGGCCTGTGGTAGAAAGAATTGGCAAGGCCCTAGAAGGCGTCAGCATGAAATTTGAAGATTTCAAAGGTGTAATTGACGTTGTTGATGAAGCATTTAATTTCTTATTCGGTATTGTGAACAGTGTGGTAGCAGGATTAGAAATAGCATTCGGTGGATTATTTGAAGCTGTACAGGATCTCATGCAGCCATTCAGTGAACTTTGGACAGCACTAACTGATATTTGGGGTACCACGAATGAACTGGGGGGCGGTTTTGATTGGCTCAAACAGACTATCATTGAAGTGGGGTCTGTAATAGGAGAAGCATTTAAGATACTTGGAGCCATCATAGGCGCAGTGGTAGGTGTAGTTACTGACATGTACAAATGGTTCAATGAAACTGTACTGAAGTCACAGTTTGTGGTAGATATGTTTAAGACTCTAGGCACTGTGGTATCAGAAGCATGGCAGACCTTTAGAAAGTATTTCAGTGTAGCAGGTATTAAATCACTAATGGAAGGAGTTGTAGATGGATTTGTTGGATTAGTAGACAGCATACGTGTGAAACTGCCTAATGCTTTGGGTGGTATTAGCAAAGACGTTTATGAAGAACGAGAAAAAGAAAGAGCTGCTAGAAAAGAACAACGTGACACGGTAGTAGACGCGGCGCTTACAACAGCGAAAGCAGAAAAAGATGCAAAAGTAGCTGCAAAACTTGCTGAAGTAAATCAAAATCAAAAAACAATCAAAGAAAGAAGTTTGTTTGCAGAAGCTAATAAAAAAATCGCACAAAAAGAATTAGCTGGACGAGAAGCCGCAGCCAAAGCAGCTGAAATGTCTATAGACTATGCCTCTGGTCCAGAAGCATTATTAAAACAATTCAGCGCCAAGGAAGGTGGAGCAGTTGAGATAGGTGTCAAGAAAGGCGAAATTACCAAAGACAAAGAACTAGCAGACGCAGAACTAGCAGCAGCCAAAACCGGTGCAGAAAAGAAAGCTGCTGCTGAAAAAATTGAAGCTGCTGAAGCTAAATTAAAAGCTCTAGAAGAAGCATTAGCGTTAGCTAAACAACGCAGCGGCACTGCTCCACCTGCTGCATCTAGTAGTGCAGATGCTACAAGAAAAACAATTGAAGCTGATGCAGCAAAGAAAACAGCTGATGATGCAGCGGCCAAAAAGAAAGCGGAAGATGATGCAGCAGCCAAGAAAAAAGCCGAAGAAGATGAAGCCAAAAAGAAAGAAGATGCTGCGAAAAAACCAGAATCTTTAGAATCCCTAATGGCGCAGTTAAATACACATATGGTAAAATTATTAGATTTAACAGCCAAAACTACAACTAACACCTATGCTACCTACGAAGCTGCCAAGAACCTAAACGGAAATTTATATAAAGCATGAGCTGGAAAAGACACTTTACCCCTGTAAAAATTGACAACTCAGGTGGCTCTATGAGTCCAATCAGTGGCCGCGGCCGCCCTGGTCCGGCTCGTGCCAATTACTCTAGTTTCCTGCCAGATGTCTACGCAGGTGCGCCCAATCGTGTGGAACGCTACATGCAGTATGATACCATGGACATGGATTCAGAAGTTAATGCTGCTCTAGATATCCTCACAGAGTTCTGCACACAAAAAGAAAAAGAAAATCGCACACCGTTTAATACATTTTTCAAAGGTAACCCTACTGCCACTGAAGTAAAACTGTTGAAAGATAGTCTGCAGAAATGGAGCAAACAGCAGCAGTTTGAAACTCGTATATTCCGTATTTTCCGCAACGCACTCAAGTATGGCGACTGTTTCTTTGTGAGAGACCCCGAAACTAAAAAATGGTTGTTTGTAGATGCTGCCAAGGTTACTAAGATCATAGTCAACGAATCCGAAGGCAAGATACCTGAACAGTACGTGATCCGTGATATCAACTTCAACTTCAAAGACATGGTGGCTGTGACTCCGCATGGTACCACAAACACAGCACCCAGCGGCACTAGTTCATATACCACAGGTGGTGGCTTTGGCCGCGGTATGGTTGGCGCAGCAGCACAACCTCCTGGCACTAGATTCAGCAACCAGACCAATGAAGTTACCATAGATGCCAAGCATGTGGTGCATATCAGTATGAGCGAAGGACTAGACAACAACTATCCTTTTGGCAATTCAATACTAGAATCAGTGTTCAAAGTCTACAAGCAGAAAGAACTGCTTGAAGACGCTATCATCATCTATCGCATCCAACGTGCGCCTGAACGCAGAATTTTTTATGTAGACGTAGGCAACATGCCAGCACACATGGCCATGAGCTTTGTTGAGCGTGTGAAAAACGAAATCCAACAGCGCCGTATTCCTTCATCCACAGGAGGTGGCGCTAATGTCATAGACGCTTCATACAATCCATTAAGCGTCAACGAAGACTACTTCTTCCCACAGACCGCAGAAGGTCGAGGATCTAAAGTCGAAACACTGCCCGGCGGTACTAATCTAGGTGAGATAACCGATCTACGTTATTTTACTAACAAATTGTTTAGGGCTTTACGCATACCTAGTTCATATCTTCCTACGGCCATAGATGAACAGCCCAACACCATGGCAGATGGCAAGGTTGGTACGGCCTATATTCAAGAACTGAGATTCAACGAATACTGTAAACGCCTACAGTCAATGATCGTAGAAACTTTTGATCTAGAATTCAAACTGTGGCTAAACGCACAGGGCATCAACATAGACAACGGTTTGTTTGAATTGAAATTCAACTCACCACAGAACTTCGCTGCTTATCGTCAATCAGAACTTGACACAGCTAGAGCCGCAACATTCAGCCAGGTCATAGCTATTCCACATCTCAGCAAAAGATTTGCAATGAAACGGTTCCTAGGTTTATCAGAAGAAGAAATCAAAGAAAACGAAAAGCTATGGAGAGAAGAAAACGGAACGACATTAAAACCAGATCTTGATGCACAGAGTCAGTTGAGAAATGTAGGTGTCTCAGCTGGCGGAATGGCCGCAGACGCGGCAGCACAGACCGCAGAAGCACCTGCAGATATGGCAGCTGCCGCAGAAGCAGGTGCAGAAGGTGCAGAAGCAGCACCTGCAGAAGCTCCAGTTCAATAATAAATACATTATGCTTCTAAACGAATTTTTTTATTTTAACGAAAAAAACAACGACTTTGCCAATGATCGTAGATACGATGCTGGCAGAGATTCATCAGTTGTGAAGAAAAGTGATACTAGAAAAATACGTTTGACCCTACGGCAGATCAATCAACTGAGACTGCAGGCGGAAGCACATCAAGTAGAATCAGAGTCAGAACTGGGATTTATTAGACAAATGTATGCAACCCCAGCAGAAGCACCTGCAGAATAATCCTGCATTCGTTATAGGCAACGGCACCAGTAGACTGAAATTAAATCATCTCAGTGCAATGGACCGCGGCATAGTCTATGGCTGTAACGCACAGTACAGAGAATATTCTCCGCACTATTTGATAGCTGTAGATGTAAAAATGGTCAATGAAATCATAGGTGCAGGCTATCACAAAAAGCATCAGGTCTGGACTAATCCCAACAAAGGTATCAGCACCAAACATAATATCAATTTCTTTTCACCTCACAAAGGCTGGAGTTCAGGACCCACAGCTTTATGGTTCGCAGCCACGCAGGGTCACAAAGATATCTACATATTTGGATTTGACTATCAAGGCGACAATGGCAAATTCAACAATGTGTATGCCGACACTCACAACTATAAAAAAAGCTCAGACAGCGCCACTTATTTTGGCAATTGGCTGAGCCAAACTGAAAAAACCATCAAAGAATTTAGACACGTGAAATTCTTCAGAGTGGCAGATCCCGGCGCATTTATACCAGACAAACTAGGCCCAACCCTGTCAAACCTCAGTCACATCACATTTGAGGATTTTGATAGAACGTTTCCGGGCACTATATATTCCGATCAAATCAATCAAAAAACTACCATTTAACCCTGGTTTATAATCTTAGTGTTAAATAACTTACAGCCTTGACTATATAAAGGAGAACATAACATGGCAGACAAAAAATTGTTGCAACAGATGCTTGAGCATCTCGTAAACGACGATCAAGCGAAAGCTGAAGAATTATTCCACGAGTATGTGGTACAACAATCCCGTGAAATCTACGAATCTTTGATCGACAGCGAAATCGCTGAAGAAGAAGAAAAAGATGAAGATGACGAGGATGTAGAAGAAGCTGCAAAAGATGATGATGCAGAAGACGAAAAAGTAGACGAAGAATTTGAAGACATCGCTATCGAAGCTGATGACGAAGATCCAGATATGATGGGTGGTGACCCCACAGATGACCTAGAAGGTGATCTAGAAATGGGTGACGACGACATGGAAGAAAAGTCCGAAGAAGAACTATTCCAAGACCTAGACAGCATTGTTGATGAACTACAGGCCAAATTTGATGAACTCAAAGGTGGTGGTGACATGGGCGACATGGGCGGTGACGACATGGGCGGTGACGACATGGGCGGCATGGGCGACAAAATGAAAGATGATTTCGATCTTGAAACCGTGCGTGAGTATGTTGAGAAAGTTGCTCCTGCAAAAATGGGCGACAACGGTGTCAACACTAAATCAATCGTAGCTGGCAAGAATGACATGGGCGGGACAACTGCTAACATTCTCAGCGGCAAAAATGGCGCACCTGGTTCAGAAACAGGCGAACTCAAAGGTTCCGGACTGTTAAAAGGTAAGCCAACTGAAGATAATGCTGGTAACATCAATGTCCCAGGCGGCAAAGCAGGCGGTGCTTTCTCTAAGAAAGAACCCGGACATGGTGCTGAGAAAGCTGGTGCGAAAGAATCAGCTGACAACAAGCAAAGCCTTTTCCGTGGTCGTAGATAATAGGATCGGACGGTGAAGAAACTTACGCTAGCAGAACATTTGAGTTACGATCAGGCTAAGATTGTCTTGGAGAGCGAAGAAGGCAGCGACGGTAAAAAGTCGCTGCATTTAAACGGTATTTGCATTCAGGGAGACATCCGCAATGCAAACCAACGTGTTTATTCTTCTCAAGAAATTGGCAAGGCTGTCAAAACGCTCAACGAGCAGATCGCTGGTGGCTACTCTGTGCTGGGGGAAGTTGATCACCCACAGGATTTGAAAATCAATCTAGATCGTGTTAGTCATATGATTACCAAGATGTGGATGGATGGTCCTAACGGCTACGGAAAACTTAAAATACTTCCAACTCCCATGGGTCAGTTGATTCAGACCATGTTGGAGTCGGGAGTTAAACTAGGCGTCAGTTCCAGAGGTAGTGGAGAAGTTGACGGCGAAGGTAAAGTACAAGGATTTGAAATTATTACTGTAGATGTTGTAGCACAGCCCAGCGCACCCGGCGCTTATCCTACACCAGTATATGAACACCTAATGAATAACACAGGCGGTTATCAGGCCTATCAAATAGCACAGCAAGTTCAAGGCGACCCTAAGGCACAAAAATACCTAGCAGAGAGTTTGAAACGAATAATTTCAAATCTCAAATAACAAGGAGAATCACATGTTAGATATCGTAAAACAGTTGTTCGAAAACAATGTGATTTCCGAGGAAATCAAATCGGAAATTGAATCCGCTTGGAATAGCAGAATTCAAGAAAACCGTGATGAAGTCACTGCTACACTACGTGAAGAATTTGCACAGAAATATGAACACGACAAAGGCGCTATGGTAGAAGCTGTTGAAGCTATGCTAACAGATCGCCTGCAATCAGAACTAGGCGAGCTTGCAGAAGACCGCCAAGGACTAATTGAAGCTCGTGCCAAGTACGCAAAGAAAATGAAGGACGATGCCAAAGCAATGGAATCATTTGTGCTTCAGAATCTCAAGAAAGAACTTGCAGAACTACACGAAGATCGCAAAGCAGTAGCTGGTAATGTTGAAAAATTAGAATCTTTTATCGTGGATGCACTAGCGAAAGAAATCGCAGAATTCCACACTGATAAGAAAGATTTGGCCGAAACCAAAGTAAAATTGGTTCGCGAAAGCAAGGCTAAATTTGAACAGATCAAGAAAGATTTTGTAGCACGTTCCGCTAAAATCATTGAAGAAACAGTCGCAAAAGGACTGCGTTCTGAAATGACTCAGCTACGTGAAGACATCGAAGCTGCTCGTAGAAATGACTTTGGTCGCAGAATTTTTGAAAGCTTTGCCAGCGAATATGCTGCAAGTCATCTAAATGAAAAATCTGAAACCGCAAAACTTCTCAAAGTAGTTGCAGTCAAAGAAGCAGAATTAGAAGAAGCAGCACGAGTTGTTGCAGATACACAATCACTAGTAGAAAATAGAAATCGTGAACTACGCATCATCAAAGAAAGCAGCCAACGCAAAGAAGTTATGAGCGAATTGCTAGGCCCATTGACCGGTGACAAGCGTGAAGTAATGAGCAGTCTACTAGAATCAGTACAGACAGAAAAGCTACGTACAGCTTTCGACAAGTATATCAGTTCAGTGATGAACGGTGCTACCCCGGCGAAGAAAGTACTATCTGAAGGCAAAGAAATCACAGGCGACAAAGCACAGGCACAACAATTCAGCAGTGAAGAAAAAACCGCTGAAATATTTGACATCCGCAGGCTTGCGGGACTAAAAGTTTAAGGAGAACTATAATGTCACAATTACTCGAGTCACGCTGGTCGGAAACCAAAGAGGCACTGTTAGAAGGTCTTCAAGGTAACAAGCGTTCAGTAATGGCAACTACTCTAGAAAATACCCGCAAGTATTTGTCAGAGAGTGCTACTGCTGGAGCTACATCCGCCGGTAACGTTGCAACCCTAAATCGTGTGATCCTTCCAGTGATCAGACGTGTGATGCCTACGGTCATCGCTAATGAACTAGTTGGCGTACAGCCACTAACTGGCCCAGTTGGACAGATCCACACTCTACGTGTTCGCTACTCTGATACATTCAGCGGCGGCGCAGGCGGATCTACTACAGCCGGTGAAGAGGCACTAAGCCCATTCAAGATTGCTGAAGGCTATTCTGGAGCATCTCCAGGTAAGCCAGCTAGTACCGCTGCACTAGAAGGTGTTGCTGGTAACAAACTAAGCATTCAAATCTTGAAACAAACAGTTGAAGCTAAAACACGTAAGCTATCAGCTCGTTGGACATTTGAAGCTGCTCAAGATGCACAAGCTCAACAAGGCATTGACATCGAAGCAGAAATCATGGCTGCTCTTGCACAAGAGATCACAGCTGAGATCGATCAAGAAGTTCTACGTAGCCTTGCTTCATTGAGCTCTACTGTATTGACCTATGACCAAGCTGCTGTATCTGGTACAGCAACATTCGTTGGTGACGAACACGCTGCTCTAGCTGTTCAAATCAACCGTGCTGCTAACTTGATCGCTCAGCGTACACGTCGTGGTGCAGGTAACTGGGCTGTTGTTTCCCCAACTACATTGACACTACTACAATCTGCTACTACCAGCGCATTTGCTCGTACAACAGAAGGTACATTCGAAGCACCTACAAACACCAAGTTTGTTGGTACATTGAACAGTGCAATGAAAGTGTATGTTAACACATACGCTGAGAACGACAACGTTCTTGTTGGTTACAAAGGCGGTTCTGAGTCAGACGCAGCAGCATTCTATTGCCCATACATTCCATTGATGAGCAGCGGTGTTGTTCTTGATCCAGCAACTTTCGAACCAGTCGTATCATTCATGACACGTTATGGTTATGTTGAGCTAACAAACACAGCATCATCTCTTGGTAATGCTGCGGACTACTTGGCAACTGTTGCTGTAACAAGCGCAAATCTACGTTTCGCTTAATACGCCGAACGTTTTGCAAACTTCAAAAAGGCTCTTCGGAGCCTTTTTGTTTGGCGTAAATACCTTGATGCAGGTAACCAGTGACCAAGATTTCCCCCAACTGCGCAGACACATCAATCAATGGCGCATGCGATTTCCTATGTTTGCTCACGATGTTCAACAAATTGAACGTATGGTAGAACAGCACATCGTAGAGTTCAGCAACGCTGGCATACGCTATAGACAAACACATAGTCGCAGCCATTTAGAAAAGGCACAGCGAGAACTAGATGAAATCAACCGAATCGTTGCCACAGTGGAAAAAATGGAACTGATGAGTCTGCTGAGCCGCGGATAAATAAAGTATCTAAGTAATTATGCGGTACCCACCGCGTAGACCTAGAACGTCAAACACAAGGAGAAACAAATGGGACGTCCACTAAACAAGAGATTTTTTGGTTTATTAGATGATGGTACTAACATCACAGTAAACTGCCAAGTAGGATCAAATGCAGAATCTGTACAAGGACAAATACTGCGTCAACGATCACCAAAGAGGTTTTTAGTTAACGATACTAAAGACGGAACAAATAAATTAGCTGGTGATACTGGAGCAGAAGGTAATGTAGGAGTCTGTCAACTGGTAGACAAAGCCGACGGTTCACTCGATGCTAATGAAATGAGCATCATGGGCTATACTGCTAACGGTACCGGTATTAGACTAGCTAAATTATTCAATAAAATCGTAGTAGATTTTAACGGTAACAGATACAAGTGGTCAGTTGTCAACGACTCGTCTACCAGTGTAATTTCATTAACAACTCCCTAATATAGGATCGTAAATGGGACAGTTTTTCAAAGTCAACGGTGACTATAATATAAAAACAGCAGAAGGTGCCAAGATAACACTTGACACTGGTCCTGCTGCTTCCGGCGGGTCAGTAAGAATCACTGGAGATCTTGTTGTTGAGGGACAAACCTTAAATGTGGCTGCTGCCAATCTCAATATTACAGACAATATTATAAGAATCAATGATGGTGAAACTGGAGCTGGAATCACACTAGTTTATTCTGGTCTGGAGGTTGAGAGAGGATCGTTATCAAATGCCAGTCTATTGTATGACGAAACAGCCGATACCTGGTTAATAGCAAACAATTCCGCTCCAGGTCCATTTAACTACGATGAAAGCAATCTGCGATTGCGTAGGATCTATACTAATCCGACCACAGACGATGGTGATCTTACATTGATAGGCACAGGTACAGGTTTAGTCAAAGTTTTTGGCACAACAACCTACGAAGCACAGATACTTGCCAGAGAAGCTGCGGTCCCAGGCAGTGTCGACGATGTGTTGCCAAACAAAAAATACGTAGATGACGCGATTCTAAACAATCCCACATTCCAGATCGTAGCGCCGCAGAGCCAAGACACTAGAGTCATAATCACAGACAAAGAAATAACTCCCAATCTAGCCGCAACTGCGGGATCTTTACAATATTTCAACACAGTAACAGGTTATTCGACCAGCGGAGAAAGCGCTGTTTCTGTGATTGTCGACAACACACTAGTGGGTCAGTTCTATAACAATCGTTTAGAAATTTCAGATCTTGAAATTGGCGGTGGCATAGACAGCAATGAAATTACCACCAAGAACGGTATTACTAACCTCAACGTCTATGTGAGAACACAGGGCACAGGTAAATTACAGACTAACTATGCCATACAGCTAGAGAAGACAGGTGTGGTACCTACCTATGTCTCAGACAACATACTGCTCTACGGTGATACTCCCGGTACAGGTACATCAGGTGTATGGTTTGTCAATGATTCAGCTGAAGCAGCAAAGCAGAATGGAGAGTTAATTAGCAAAAACCGTGCCCTGGTATTCAGCATGTTATTTTAAGAGACAAATATGATACGAAATTATGAAAATCCGGAAAACACAATTTTATTAATAGATTCAACCAGTGTTACCGTGCCGGTTAAGGTGTTTACCAGTTCAACCACAGGTGGTCCTATCGGAGGCGCTGTCACAGGTAGACAAAATGCAATTACAACAATAGCACTATGTAATACTGCTGCACCTAGTGCTGCTGATGAAACAACCAACGCAGTCACTGTGAACATCTATGTGGTGCGCAGCGGCAAGACCGCAGGCAGTGGTAATTTAATTGTAAGCAATCTTACAGTACCGGCAGGAGAAACTGTGTTTTTCTCGGAAGAAAGATTGGTGTTTGACAACGGTGATGAACTGTGGGTTGGCACATCTGCCGCAGCAAGACTGAGTGTAACAGTGAGCGCACTAGCAGTATGAAGTTCTTAAAGACCAAAGGTATTTCAAAATTCAGTATCAATGATCGCACATTGATTGCCTATCCTGACGGAGTAGGTCCAGGCAATCGAGTAGTAGTAAATGCCAAAGGCGGAATGATGCTGCCTAAAGGAACTACAGCACAACGCCCACAATTAAGCAGTGTTCGCCAACCAACAGATGCCAACGGAACTATTCGTTATAACACATCATTATCATCTATTGAAGCATATGTAGGAGGCAATTGGGTAATAGTAGCTAGTCCTGTGGCTTCAGCAATTGTTAAACAAACTCTAGGACCAGGTGATGGAACAGAAACAGTGTTTGGACCGTTGAATTCTACAGCAGCATATGTAACAGCATATTCAGCCAGCGATGATAATATTATCGTATTAATTGAAAACGTATTTCAAATAGGTGGCGGGCCAACACACACTGGCGGAAATTTTAATGTGTTACAAAGTGTTGGTGGAAGTTTGGCAGGACCAAATGCACCATATGCAGACGGCTGGTATATCAAATTCGCATCAGCAGTGCCAGCATCAGGAGGAGGTGGTAATCCAGTTTACGTAACTGTATACTACGGATACGCCAATTAATCATGAGTCAACTAGGACGCATAAGTGGACCGGTACTCACAGACAACCTACTACGTGCAGGAGTTGATCTTGCGTTTGAAACTGATCTACTTTATCTAGACGTTACCAACAATAGAATCGGTATTAAAGATTCTACTCCTATCTATGATCTAGATGTAAATGGCAACATATTCACCAACGAACTCACGGTAACTACACAGGCTGCGCTGGGTAATCTGCGTATTAATGCTCCTAACACTTTTTCCACCAGTGTAGGCGGCATAGACGTTTTTATCAACGGCGGTGGGGAAATCTTTCATGACAGAGTTATCACAAATAATTTGGTCGTTGATGGTAATCAGATATCTAGCATATCAAACTCAAACATAGTTCTAGACCCCAACGGTTCAGGCACAGTAGAACTTCGAGCCAACACAGATATCGTTGGTGATCTAGCCGTCACAGGCAATATCACTTTGCCAGGTAATCTGACCAGTCTAGGCACAGTAATAGTTGGCGATAGTCCTATAGATACAGTAACAATATCCCCAGATTTTACACAGAGTATTATTCCGGGAGATGATGCTACCTATGCCTTGGGTGCAGATGCTGGTGATTCTAGTCCTCGCCGTTGGACAGAACTACATGCTCCCCAATGGCAAGGAATTTCTACAGGAGCGTGGCCTGGAAGTGGCCTGGTGTCTCCCTTCGTCACAGTTAGCAGTCAACTGACCTTAAACGGAAACATAAACAAGATATCTGCCATACAATCAAATGAAGATGTGTTTCTAAATCCCAACACCGGTATCACAGATATCGAAAATATTCAGTGGCAGATCAATAACATCACTAACCTCAGCAACACTGCACTCACTATAGTAGGCACAGGCATAGGTTACTATCAGTTTGCAGGTACTAACGGTATGGTAATACCGGCTGGAGACAGCTCTCAACGTCGAGCAAGCCCCGAAGTAGGTGAAACTCGCTGGAACACAGATGAGGGATATCTCGAATGCTATGACGGCACAGTATGGGCTGTAAGCACAGGTGGTGGTATCGAGGTTACGGTAGAAATCATGGAAGATCTCGGTCACGCCTATACCCTAATGCTGGGGTAATTTCCAAAATGGATAAATACTTTTAATTGCAGTAGTTGACCAAATTACTGCAGGATCCGACTGTGGTAAACCCGCAAAGAGCCGAATAGGCTGCAAATGAGGTTAACGGTGAAACACCGGGTTATTTTGGAGAGCTAATGGCTATTGGTCGTATTTCCGGTCAGCTCTTGAAATCTAACTTGCTCCGTGCGGGCGAGAATTTAGCTTTCGAGACAGACTTACTCTATTTGGATGTTGTTAACTCTCGAATCGGGATAAAAACAGCAGCCCCTAGCACAGACCTTGATGTCAACGGTCATACTCGATCAACCAATCTCACTGTAGACACACAACTAAATGTAGGCGATCTACACTTCACTGGTAATACTATCACCAGTGATTCAAATACTATTAATTTTGCAGCTGCCGCAGGTGAAGCCACGGTATATCATTCAAGACTGCAGATAGATGATCTGCAGTTACAAGGCAATACAATATCTACCACTGTGAGCAACAGTAGTATAGAACTAGATCCTAACGGGTCGGGCACAGTTAATATAATTGCTAATACTAACATCACCGGTAATCTAGGAGTCACCGGCAACATTTCCGCTACAGGCAACGTGGTCATAGGCGGCAACATACAGATTGGTGATGCGCTCACAGATAATATCATTATCAATGCCAGCATCCGCAGCGACCTCGTTCCAGAAACAGACAATACCTATGATCTAGGTTCTGCCACTTATCGTTGGAGAGCCATTTACTCTGTAAATCTGTTCACAGATACTATTTCTGTGCCTGCATTAGATGTGGGCAATTTGATGTTCCGCGATAACGAAATTACCACTACTACAGGACAAGATCTTTATATTGATGGCAACGGTGTTGGCGGCGTAAGGCTTGGAAATTTTCGCATAGTAGACAATGTGATCACTAATGTGGTCTCCGATGCTGTGTCGCAGATTGTTCAGACAGGCATTGGTTATTTTAAGATACAGGGCACTAACGGATTTGTGCCTCCGGTAGGTGTAGATGCTAATAGACCAACTGCTTATGCTGTACTAGGTATGACAAGATTTAATTCAGATTCGCTGGCTTTAGAAATATGGGATGGCACAGACTGGGCAAGTCCCGCAGGTTCATCAGGAGCCGTTTCTGTCGCAGAAGCCAACGACATTGCAGCACAATTAGCATTGACACTAGGATAAACATATGCCAACAGTATTCAAACACGCTCTGGTAACACAAATAGGCACTAGTCCCACAGATGTGGTAGAGATTGGTGCAGGAGTCCGAGCCACAGTTATAGGCTGTAACCTAGCTAATGTTACGGAGTACGACACTGTAGTAGTAGACGTTCAGATAGTAGGTGTAGATACCACTGTGGTATACTATATAAAAGGTCTTACAATTCCACCAAATACATCTGTGAAAGTGATCACACAAGGTGAAAAATTAATTCTCCCCGCAGAAACAGAACTGCGGATGGTCAGTGATACAGCAGACAGTGTTGACGCTACCGTAAGTTACGTTGAGATATCATAAGGAATAATTATGCCAAGCACATATTATCTAGGAACAAGTCCAGACGAAGCACTAGGAGATTCACCTCGATACTGGTATGCTCTGCGCAGAAATTCCGACGGGGAATTATTTCTGCTACGCAGCGACCAACTCAAAGACAAAGATTCCATCGAATTAAATCTGCCAGGAGCGCCCGAAGAAAATTTCGAGGACTTCGAACCAGGTGTAGATTTTCTTGATGGAATTGAAGCAGATCATGAATTAGCATTTGAGAACCTTGTATGGGTTCAGCAAAGATGGGACAATAGAAACATGCTTTACTACATCGATAATGAAGGTAGACTAACCCAACGTATCAATCAAGGTTATATCTATCCCACTGGACATTCAAGTTAAAACGGAATAAATTATGGCAGAATTTAAGATCAGTAGAATTAGATACACATGGCGTAATACGTGGGGCAACGGTACGGCATACAATCGCGATGATGTAATTAGATATGGCGGCAGCACATGGATTTGCCAAAGACAACACACCGCTTCAACATTTGCTGCTGATCAGGCGTTCCTAGTAGGAGTAGATCCAAGACCAGCTTGGCTCAAGATGACAGACGGTTATGCCTGGAGAGGCATCTGGACAGCGTCTACACTATATAATCCTGGAGACCTTTCACTATACGGCGGAATTATCTATCTGTGTGTGACTAGTCATACATCTGTAGGAATATTCGATGATAATGCAGCAAATTGGGCTGTTTATCTATCTGCAGATAATTGGAGAACTGCTTGGCAACCTGATACTCTTTATGGTCCAGGCGATGTAGTCAAGTACAATGGTAGAGTGTATCGTTGTAGGTATGAACACGTCAGCGAAAGCGTCCTAATCGGATTAGAAGCAGACGACAGTTCGACAGGTAATTGGCAAATAGTTCATGAAGGTATAGAATATGTCGGAACCTGGGTAAACGGAACCAGATATAGAGAAAATGATCTTGTCAAATATGGCGGCAGCGTTTTACGCTGTATCGTGGGACACGAAGCTCAAAGTGTCATCACGAATTCAAATTTTATAACTGAATTTCCAGGATTCAACTACGCCAGCAGTTGGTCAAGTAATGATTATTTTGCCATCGGCGACATTGTACGGCATGGCGGCTATCTTTACTATGCAACGGTCAACAACTACAATGAGAATCCAGATGGCAGCACTCAGTGGGCTGTAATTAGTAAAGGAATTAGATTTCAAGGCACATGGAGTGCTGACCAAGATTATAAAACTGGGGATGTAGTACGTCGCGGAGGCAATACATATATCGCTATAGCTGACACGGTCAACGACGGAAGCAGCCTAGATTATTTAGATTCGAGCAATTGGGAACTATTAACTTCAGCACAGAATGTTAGAGGACCATGGACGCAGACAACTTCTTATAGCATAAATGATGTCATTGTATATCTAGGTAGTGCTTATAAATGTACTGTTGAACATATTGCTTCTGGAGAAAATTTTCCAGGAGATAACGGTAGCGGATTTAATTATTGGGATTTGTTGTTACAGGCAGGATCAGAAGTAGGATTAAGCAGTGTCGGAGATTTGCTCACATTTGATCTAGTTAACAGCAATAAAGGTGATAACAGTACATTTGGAGTTACAGCAAGGAGTATCGGTGATGCTAATAAGTTATTAACAGCAAGCTCAACTGGATCTTTGTCTTATGAAACTTCGGGCAGCCTCAACAGAACTGTTTTTGTTTCGGTACATGGCATAGATACAATAGAAAATCCGCTTCAAGGATACAGTATAGATACACCGTGGCGCACAATCAGGTATGCCTGCGAACAGGTAAACGACGGATATTCCGGAACCACCACAGTTGAAGTCACAGCAGGTCAGTTCGATGAAATTGGTCCTATTATTGTGCCAGCAAACACAGTTGTGTTAGGTGCAGAATTACGCACCACCAGAATTAATGCATCACCATCGGTATTACCAACTCAAGATGCGGTCTATCATATTGAAATATTAGCTAGAATACGCAGCATGATAGATGATCTAATATCTGGAAATGCCGTGACTCCTTCAAAGAGCGGTAATAATACAGAAAATCCCGTGGTGCTCACTCTAGCTGTACCAGTGAATGCTACAAGTGTGGTTGAAAATTTATTCACAAATATTATATCTACAATAAATTTCAATGTTAATTCTTCTGGTACTCCGCCAATCCTTGTTGGTACAAACACCGCAAACCTATCAGCAGAAATCGAAAACCTTCGCACAATTCTTACAGCTAATACCAATTTTATACTTGCAGAAGCTCGTTCATATCTAGCACTTTCTTATCCTTCATATAATTTCAATTTTACATTACTCGATGTATTTTTAAAAGAATATTTGAATTCGATAAAATATGATCTAAGATATACAGGAAATTACAAAACACTGAGAGCTGCTGAATACTATGTAAACAGTGTGCTTGGTTGTACCACGAATGTAAACATGTTTTACATGCGAAATGCCACAGGGTTAAGAAACTGTACATTGACTGGAATAGAGGCAGAATTAAGTCCTCCCCTTGCTTTTGATCTGTATCAATTGCCCTTGGGTGGCACTTATGTAAGTTTAGATCCGGGCTGGGGACCAAACGACACAACAACTTGGATTTCTACTAGATCTCCCTACATACAGGGTGTTACCACTATTGGTACTGGATGTGTCGGACAAAAAATAGATGGCGCATTGCATAACGGAGGAAATCGTTCAATGGTAAGTAACGATTTCACTCAGGTGCTAAGTGACGGAATCGGTGCTTGGGTTCAAAATAACGGCCGAGCAGAACTGGTGTCGGTGTTCTCATACTATTGCCACATAGGATATCTAGCAAAATCTGGCGGAAAAATACGTGCCACTAACGGAAACAGTTCATACGGATCGTATGGCGTGATTTCAGATGGTGTTAATGTCGACGAAATACCGCGAACTGCTGTGATAGATAATCGCAGCGGACAAGCAACGGTCGCTGCAGCATTTGCCGGAGATTTCGTAGACGAAATACAGAATATTGAATTTTCTCACTGTGGTGAAAACTATACCACTGCACAAGGCAGTGTTCAGGGTGCCGGTGTTAATGCAAGTGTGATATTTGAAGATTTCAGAGACGATGCTGTTTTTGAAGCTAGAATTATAGATAAAAATACCACTGGACCGCAATCAATAGGCGGGGGAGGTTTTGTTACCACAGGAAACAATGCGCAAGGAGGAGATGCCACCACTATCACATTGGCTTCAAACGATCAAAACACATTTACACAGTATAATGGTATGAGAATTATCATAACCAGCGGTGCTGGAACGGGTCAATACGGATATATAGGAGCCTACGATAATATTACTAAGATCGCTACGATTTATAAAGAATCAGATGGCACAATCGGTTGGGATCATGTGGTATCAGGAAAACCGGCAACAGTACCCTTATTAACTAATACGGTATATAGAATAGAACCAAGACCGGTGTTTTCAGCACCGCCTTATTCGGCCACGCAGATTATTGGCCCAGAGAGTGCATCTTGGACCAACATAATTTATGGTGAAACAACTGAATCGTTTACAGATATAGCTACCACCACAGCAGGAACTGGTACTGTGATTGAAGTTACTCCGGCCTACGCCTCATTCAATGTGGTGAAAAATGGTAGAACCTACACCATCACGCTGAATGACGGAGGAGCAGGATATGCTGTTAATCAACTATTAACTATTCCTGGAAATTTACTCGGTGGCGATACTCCAGGCAACGACATAGTAATGAAAGTACTTGACGTAAGCGATGACAGCACAAACTCTGTGTTATCAGTAGCAGAACAGATTGTAAATACAGGAAATGAAAGTTTTGGAGCAGGCGGCAAATTCATAGCTGTGGCTTCCGGCACCAATGTCGCTATGTATAGTGACGACGGAACAACTTGGGTTGGGTTTAACATGCCGAGCTCGGGAAATTGGCAATGTCTTGCAGCAGGCAGAGTTACATATCCCGCATTGGGTAATCATATATTTGTGGCCATACGCACAGGCAGTGCGGTGGCAGCCAGCTCCCCGGATGGATTTACATGGACCACTAGATCCATGCCGGCATCTAGATCTTGGAATAGTGCCATCTACGGTGGCGGTGTATTTCTTGCTATAGCCACAAATTCTAACTCTGCCGCTTATAGTTTGAACGGCACAAGTTGGACCACAGTGGCACTGCCTACATTTGGCGACTCCACCCTCAACGAATGGATCGATATTGCGTATGGTAAAAACACGTTTGTTGTATTAGCAAACAGCGGCAATACTGTTGCAGTAGGAACCTATAATTCTATAGCAAATACATGGTCGTGGGCTGGACATATCATGGATGTGATTGGTGATTCGTCTGCTAAAGATTGGACCAGTATCAGTTACGGTAATAATAGATTTGTGGCATTATCAAGTACAGGCGAAGTTGCATACAGCTTTGATGGCGTTGATTGGTTACCTGCTACGATGCCCACACAAGATGGATCAACCGCACACTATTGGAAAAAAATCAAATATGGACAAGGAGTATTTTTTGCCATAGGTGACACCGGTGGCCGAAACATAGGAAACGATGCCAGTGCCTTTGAGACTAATTTTGCCGCTACCAGTTATGACGGAGTAGTTTGGACTTCAAGGCAATTGGCCAACAGTAAACTATGGCAGAACTTGGCATTTGGTAATCCGTACATTGATTCGCGAGATTCAACGGTAGGCAAGAAAACACCAATGTGGATCACTGTTGATAACTCTAATTATATCAATAAAATACAAACCGGTGCCACAGCATTAGGGCGTCTGACACTGAGTAGCGGCATAATCCGTACTGTAAAAATATGGGATCCTGGTTCTGGATATATTGAATCACCAACTCTAACAATCATAGATCCCAATAATTCTTCTGATCCTGCTGTAGAATGTAGAACCGGCGACGGAGTTCTAGCACAACCAAGTTGGATTAACAGAGGACTGGGATATAGAACTACCAGCACAACTGTGACAATCACCGGAGACGGCTATGCCGATGTAATACCGGTAGGAAAATTCTGTGTTTTGAACGGCCTAACACAGTATCCGGGCCCTGGATCTAGTCTAACAATAGGTAATCTTCCAGATTTTTACACGTTGGTTGCTATTACACCTCTTGACGATACACCTTTAGGATTGTCTGCACAAATTAGAATCAGTCCAGAATTTAAATCACGTGATTTTGTACAACACGACACATCAATAGTTATTAGAACAGACATAAGTCAGTGTCGTGTTACTGGACACGATTTCTTAGACATAGGTACAGGAAATTTCGAAGAAACCAATTACCCAGAATTATACAGTGGATTCTATACTCCTGCACCAGAAAACGAAGTAGTGGAAGCAAATCGTGGTAGAGTATTTTATACATCTACCGATCAAAGCGGTAACTTCCGTGCAGGCGAATTATTCGCTGTAGAACAGGCCACAGGTGTTGTTACTATTTCTGCGGACTTTTTTGATCTAAATGGATTAAGTGAATTACGTCTTGGGGGAATACGTGTAGGCGGATCTGGAGCAGTCGTACGTGAATTTTCTACTGATCCATTGTTTACAGAAGATTCAAATAACGTAGTACCGACCCAGAAAGCAATCAAATCCTATCTGGCCTATAGACTATCTGTTGGCGGTAGCGAAATAGCTGTTACAAGTTTTATAGCAGGAACTATACTAGTAGGTCCAAATCTTATCGACACCACTGCGAATCAAAGCAATATATTCCCAGTACGTACAGACTTTGTTGGACCCACAGTAGGAATTAGAGGAACAATGTTAGCACAATCGATGTTTCATAGATCATTCAGATAAATAATAACGGAGTAGAAAATGGCAGAATTTAAACTAGGTAGAATTAGATTTGTATGGAAAGGCAACTGGAGTGCCGCCACAGTTTATTACATAGATGATGTAATAAGATATGGTGGGCGCACCTATATCTGCGCGGTAGGACATACCTCTGCTGCAGATTTCAACACAGACCTTGAATATAGTCCTACCAAATGGAACCAAATGAGCGACGGTCAGGCATGGACCGGAGATTGGACTGTTGGTACATTCTACAAACTCAACGATGTGGTCAAATATGGCGGATTGTTATATATCTGTAACGACAGTCACACATCCGCTGCTACTACTGCATCGGGCCTTGAAGCTGATCAAGCTAAATGGACTGTGTATGCAGAAGGATTTGATTGGAAAACCGACTGGAACGTATCTACTCGTTACAAGGTAAATGATCTAGTTAGATATGGTGGCTACACCTATGTGTGTAATACTCATCATACATCTGCATCCACAACTGCATCGGGACTGGAGGCAGATCAAGCTAAATGGGATAGTTTTAACCAAGGAGTAGAATACAAAACTACTTGGGTTGCTGGAACCAGATACAAAATCAATGACGTCGTAAAAGAAGGTGCAGGACTTTGGATCTGTATCATACAACATACCGCGGCCGGTGCATTCTTAACAGACAGTACTGCAGGTCGCTGGGCACAATTTGTCGAAGGTGTAGCATATGAAAGCACATGGAGTTCAGCTACACTGTATCAACCAGGAGATATAGTTGGCTACGGTGGTAATCAATACATAGCTAAAACTGTACACACTGCCGCATCTGCCGCGGCTAACCCTGCAATTACCGCTTCTAATTGGGATCTGTTCACTGAAGGACTGAAATTTCAATCAGACTGGACGAACGCAACATCATACAAGATCGGTGAAGTGGTCAGACTAGGAGGATATACCTATCTTGCCACAGCTAACTCACCATCTACAGTAGTCACAGTTACAGCAGTCACCGCTAGCACAGACACCTTCACTATAGCTTCTACAACAGGTATCGCAGTAGGTATGACAGTGAGATTCACCGGCACAACATTTGGCAACGTGTTTACCACTGCTAGATATTTTGTTAAGACTGTGGCCGCAGGTAACATAACAATTTCAACTACATCTGGTGGCTCAACATTTGATATCACAGGCGATGCTACTGGTTCAATGACCGCTACAGTTTCAGCAGAACCACCAAATGCCTCATACTGGACTAGATTGAATTCTGGTATTAGCTGGCAAGGCACCTGGACTGATGATGTAGATTATCTACAAGGTGATGCTGTTAGATTTGAATCTAACACATATATCTGTTTGCTGGCACATAGGTCAGAAGGTGATGACGGATCTACAGTAGGATCAGCCGGCGGCGGTCAGCCAAATTCTAGACCTGACCAAGATACTACAGGAATCTATTGGAGTTTATTAAGTGTTGGATCGGAAGTTTCTGTTTTAACCACAGTAGGTGATTTAGTATACTACAGTCCTAGTGGTCCTACAAGACTGCCTATCGGCTATGAAGGACAAATATTAAGATCTACTGGGACGATACCCGAGTGGGCTTCTCTTAATCAAATCGATCATGAATATTTTGTTAGTACAGACGGAACCGACCTTCCTGGACCAACATACGGAAAAACATGGGACAAGCCTTGGAAGACTATTCGATATGCCTGCGAACAGGTAGAACGAGGTCCAAGAAATCCCGATGCCACATATCTACTAGAACTAAATCGCGTGTTTATACAGCGTGAAACCACTGAGTTCATACAAAATCAAATCACCAACAACATCGCACCGTTTACATCAGCGTTCGTCTACGATGATTTCAAATGTGAAAGAGATGTAGGATTTGTTGTTGATGCACTGATCTATGATTTGAGACATGGTGGTAACGTTAAAACTAGAGGTGCAGCCAATGCTCTCATAGGCGGACTCAGCGCAGAAGAAACCGAAGCTTATCCAGGACTTGCTGCAGAATCAGACGAATCTATAGCTGCCTATAACTATATGGTCACTTTAGTTGAGAATGTTCTGGCACAGTCAGCACCAGCAGTAAACTATCAAACTCTAAACGGTGACAATTCAACAGCTACCGTAGCGCAGTATTTCAATGCCGACCTCCATGCTGAATCAGGATCTTACACCACAGCGGCTGAATTAGTTGAAGTGATAACTAATGCTATCACTGCTCGCGCAGCAGCGGTTACTGCCCCACAGATTGCAGCAGCATTAGCCAGTGTTCCAGCTCGCGTAAGCCCTAACAATCTTATCCGCATAGCTACTGGCCAGTATAGAGAAACACTGCCGATCATTGTTCCGGAGCAGACCTGTGTTATAGGAGCTGAACTTCGATCAACAAATGCTGGTCCTGCAGGCAGCTTGACCAATCTGGCAGATTCATACTATTCTGTTGGTGCGCTGTCAAGAATGGAAACAGTGGTCAGCCAAATTATTTTTGGCCAGAACGTGACGGAAAGTTCAGGAAACACCGCTACACAGAGTGTAGCATTTCCGTATGCCAGCGCAGATGAACAGGCAGATATTACACAACTGGTAAGAGTAATACAGCATCAGATCGATTATCGTATCAGTACCACACACATGGTATCAAATACAGACCCTACAGGATACAACGGTGCTTATCTCACAGGCTACGGTGCCGCTAGAACACTAATAAAAGAAAACAAAGAATTTATCAAGGCTGAAATTATTGCTTATATCACGGCAAACTATCCTTCAGTGCAATATTCTAGAACCATATGCAAACGAGACACAGGCTTTATAGTTGATGCAATGATCTATGACTTGACCTATGGTGGTTTTACACAGACCCTCAATGCAGGATTAGCCTATTTTGATGGCACTACAGGATTAGAAATAGATGCATCAGAAGTTGCCGCTACTGTGGCATCTTATGGCAGATTAAAAACTGTGATGCAGCAGATCGCTGCCAACACCACAGTGACCAAATCCGCAGGTAATGCTGCTACACAATTCACTGACGCAACTAATCTCACAGGAGGTTCCGCAGCCAGCTCATTCATCGGCGCTAACATTGACAATATCACTAATCTGTTGGCAGGTGACTCTACAGCAGCTACTCCTCCTATAGTCACAGTGACTTCAATCACTGGTACAGATACTTTTGTCACCGCTGGTCACAGCCTACAAGCAGGAGATCTAGTGGTTCCTATTGAAACACAGAATGGTCTAACTGCAGGCACACGCTATTATGTGATCGCTTCAGGGTTAACTGGTACAGATTTCAAAGTGTCAACATCATATGCAGGTTCAGCGGCAACAGGATTTACTAACGGTTCCGGTTTAACCTTGGTAATGACCTATGAGGATCGTCCGATTGCCACCAACGGTGTAAGTTCTACCACCGCATTGATCACTGCGTTTACCACATTAAATGCACAGGTCAGTACTATTGTATCAGCGATGACTGCGTATATTGCTGCTAACTTCCCCACATTAGTCTACAATTCTGCAAAATGTGAACGCGATGCTAAGATCATATTAGATGCAGTGGGCTACGATTTTATGTTTAACGCCAACGGACAAACTAGAAACGCTGCATTGGCCTATCTAAGAGCCAGCTCATCAGACGTGTATAGTCTAGGACAGAAAGCAGCCACTAGAGCAGCATTCACTTACGTCAAAGGTCTAGCCAAGGCCAATGTAGGCGGAGATACCACTGCACAGGCTCGCATTGAAACCCTAATGACTCTGTTAGATGATATCATTTATGGCGCTACTAATGAAGGTAGTCGTTGTGCCTCTGGCAACAGGATGGTCGATTACGCAGTTCTGCAATTAGAAAGAAACAGAGACTACATAGTTGCAGAGATCGATGCCTACATAGACTCAACGTATACAACTACAGTAACAAATGCCACCGCGGCCACAGACGTGTTTACCTGCACCAGCACTGCTTGGATGCAGCGTAATGCAGCAGTGAGATTTACAGGAACAACGTTTGGCGGTATTAGTGCAGGTACAACATATTACATACAGAACGTTGTAAGCTCAACAACCTTTAAAATCGCTACAACAAGAGATTCAAACACAGCACTAGACATCGCATCCGATGCCTCAGGATCTATGACAGTAGCATTGTATTACAATAGTGCATCGTGCCTACGAGATGTTGGCACCTATATTGATGCACTAAAGTATGATTTGAAATATCCAGGCAATTACAAATCAAGATACGCTGCTAGGTACTATGCTAACAGTGTAACAGGAAGTCTAGAAGAAGACATGTATTATCTCAGAGACGGCACAGGTCTAAGAGATCAAACTCTGCAAGGACTCACAGGTGATCTACTTGCACCTAATGAATTCGGAACTTCAAGAGTTTCTGCAGGTGCGTATGCATCACTGGATCCAGGTTGGGGTCCAGAGGATTATCGCACCTGGATTAACACCCGTTCACCATACGTACAAGGCGTAACCACATTAGGTACAGCTTGCGTTGGCCAAAAGATCGACGGCGCATTGCATAACGGAGGCAACGATTCTATAGTTTCCAACGACTTTACGCAGGTTCTAAGCGACGGTATCGGTGCTTGGATCACTAACAACGGCCGTGCTGAGCTAGTTTCTGTGTTTACATATTATGCTCACGTGGGCTACCTAGCGGAAAACGGTGGTAGAATTCGTGGAACCAACGGCAACTGCTCATACGGAGATTTTGGGGCTGTAGCAGAAGGAGTTGACCCTACAGAAACTCCAGATACCGGAGTAGTTGATAATCGTCTTAAATTTAAGGCTGTGATCGATAACATTGTTACTGACGGATCTGCATTGACTCAGTTTGAATTTCTAAATGCTGGTATTGACTACACCGAAGTATCTTATGTGATAACAGGTGGCGGTACAGGAGGTTCTGTACAAGCAGATGAATTCCGTGATGATGCTGTGTTTGAAGCTCGTTTGTTAGATCTTGTTGACGATAGCACGAATGCTCCAGAATCTGTGGGCAATTTTGGCGGATTCGGATATATTACTAATTCCAATACTGCGCAGGGCGGAACATCAAATTCAGTGACTATTGCTGCCACAGACGGGGAATCTAGCACTGCTTATATAGGCATGAAACTAGTGTTAACCGGTGGTGCAGGTGTTGGACAGTTTGGTATCATCAACACATACAATTCAGGTACCAAGATAGCAGGATTAATAAAAGAATCTGATGGTACAACAGGTTTTGATCATCTTGTTGCAGGCACAGCCATTGTAGCTCCAGATGCTTCGACCACCTATATCATTGAACCTAGAGTAACATTCTCAGCACCTGGTTATACATCCACAGCAGCTACACTACCAACTTCAGGCACCTGGAGTGCAGTGAAATACGGTGAAACTGCTGCGGTATACACATCATTAACAGGCACCTACAGCGGTGCCGGTGTTGGGGCAAACTTTACCGTGATACGCAACGGATGGAAATACACACCTTCTTTACAGACAGCTGGCACAGGTTATGTGAGATTACAGACCATAACCATACTAGGTACTAGTTTAGGCGGATTAAGCACAGCCAACGACCTAGTGATAACCATCACAGCGGTCAATGCTGCGACTGGTGCTATTATAGATTTTGATCACAGCGGTTACGGTATCGGCGGCAGATATGTGGCTCTGCGTCAAGGATCTACAGTGGGCGCGACCTCCGAAGATGGAGTTAGCTGGACTACAAGACCTAGTCTGATGCCTAGTGCTGCTGACTGGTCAGCGATGACCGCTGGCCTATTCGACGATGGGTCCACAGTAGGCAAAGTCAGCAAATTTGTAGCAGTAGCTGGTGTTGCCGCTAACACCACAGCCGCATACAGCGAAGATGGTATCACATGGACAGCAGCTAATATGGGAACTTCTGCTACATGGGTCGATGTGGTATTTGGAGGGTTTAACTCACAGAAATTTGTAGCAATCAGCAGCGATGTCACTACAGTGAGAATCAGCAACGATGGCGAAAATTGGGATCAAACAGGTACACTGACCACCACTGGTTTCACAGCTATTGCATACGGTAAAAACAGATTTGTAGCCATTAAAAGCGGAACCAATGTCACAAACTATGCGACCACAACAGGTGTTACAGGAACCTGGACTGCAAGCACATTGCCTTCTAGCTCAAACTGGAACAGCATAGCCTACGGTAATAATAGGTTTGTTGCTGTTTCCAACACCAGCGGCACTATAGCTGCTTACAGTCTAGATGGTATTACTTGGACTGCCAGCACACTGCCAGCAACAGCACAATGGACCAAGGTCACATACGGTCAAGGAGTATTCCTTGCTGTAAGTACAACCACAGCAGCAGCAACTTCTCCAGACGGCGTAACATGGACCACAAGAACGACCAGTGCAGCGGCCAGCGGATTCTCAGCTATCACTTTTGGTAACAGAGATCGTTATGGTCAATTTGTAGGTGTTGGCGCTAGCACAGGTCAAGTGGCCACATACATTAGAACCGGAGCCACTGCTAGAGCTCGTGCGTTGGTAGCATCAAACAAGATATTCCAGATCAATATCACAGAGCCTGGATCTGGTTATACCACCGAACCGTCTATAACATTTACTGATCCTAACAACACCTTTGAAGCACCAGTATCTGTAAGACTAGGATCAGGAGTGCTAGCAAATCCAAGTTTTGTAGATAGAGGTGCTACATATGTCACCAGCGGTGCAGAAGTCACTGCAGGAGATGGATATTCAAATTTATTTCAATCTGGCGGTTTTGTAGCAGTAAGACAGCTTACAGCAAGACCCACTCCAGGCGCCAATGTTGTGTTTGGGCATCTGCCAGACAGAACATTCAAATTGGTAAATGTGATCACATTTTTAGGACAAAACCCAGGATCTCATACAGCATTTCTGCAAATTAGCCCAGTGTTGACAATATCAGAGGCACCGCAAGATGCAGTAACAGTGTCCACTAGACTACGTTATAGTCAGGTCAGACTTACAGGACACGATTTTTTAAGTATAGGCACAGGAAATTTTGTAGAAACAAACTATCCTGGCACGCCATTACAGGAAGCAATACCCGCTAACGAAACTGTAGACGGTAATGGAGGACGAGTATTCTTTACATCAACTGACCAAGACGGCAATTTCCGAGTAGGAGACCTGTTCAACATTGAGCAGAGCACAGGTATTGCAACATTGAATGCAGATGCATTTAATATTTCCGGACTTCAGGAACTTAATCTAGGAAATGTTACATTAGGCGGATCTTCAGCTACAATTAACGAATTCTCTACCGATCCGTTTTTTACTGCTGATTCAGACAATGTAGTGCCCACACAGAAAGCGATAAAAGCATTTATTGCCAGTCAAATTGGTGGCGGAGGCGCAAGTCTAAACGTAAACCAAGTAACTGCTGGTTCTATTGTAATTAATAGCAATCAGATTACAACGACTACAGGTGCTGCTATCCAAATGTTAGCGACTTTTGAGTTTAGAGGCGGCGTAACTGGCCTTCCTTTGGCATTCAATTACTTTTTGAACTAAATATATCATGGAGAATAAATTATGGCAACAGGTATCTTAGGAACACCCTCGGACTTAGCCGCAACTACTAATACTACAATCTATACTGTTCCTGCAACAACATTCGCAGTAGTCACAGTCTCTATTGTAAATCGAGGTGCAACGGCAGTAACAGTGAGACTTGCAGTGGCGTCTGCTTCGACGCCTACAAACGCAGAATATTTAGAATACGGAGTTTCTTTAGGAGCAAATTCTGTGCTTGAAAGAACAGGAATAGTGATGCAAGCGGGCAAATTGTTAGTAGTTTATTCCAGCGCAACATCAGTTAATGCCATAGCATATGGCATTGAAACATCTACAGCATGATAGGATAATAATATGGGACGTTTTGTACCAATAGTAGTAACAGAAAATCCTGTTTTAGAAAAAACCTCTGCCTTTAAGGTCACAGGGGGAAAAGGATACTATGACGGAAAACAGTGTTGGCCATACAAGGTGGTCTACGATCGTCCAGGAACATATACCTTTACCGTTCCTTCAGGCATAGTTTGTGCTCGAACAATAGTGATCGGCGGCGGCGGAAAACCTAAATGTATATCAATAGGCGCCTGTTGTTCTGCAGCAGGATCAGGCGGAGGTCTAAGTGAAAAATACTTCACCGTGACACCTGGCGCTACAATAGGTATAACCGTTGGTAGACAAGAAGGAACATCTAGCATAACCTGTAACGCAGTTGCAGTTCATTCGGCTACTGGAGCAAGTGGGTGTATTCCTGGAGTCGGAAGTGGAGGCGATTGGAACAGTAGGGGAGGATACGGAGGCTGGGGTTGTAATCAATGCGCCGGCTCAGTCAGCCACTGGTGTGGCAGCTGCAAGTATCTTTGTTTTGCCAGCTGTTGCGGATATTGTGTTGTTTATACATGTTTGAACAGTTCAAACGGTGGCACAGATTGCTGTAATACCATAGTTAACGGTGGCGGCAGTGCAGGAAGCCCAGTGAATATTTGTGGTGGTTCGGCCAGCTGTGTCTGCGGATATCTGCATTCTGGAGTGGCTGCGGGTGGCGCTGGTATCGGCGGCCAAGCGCCGACTTATTGGCATTACAATTGTTGCACCTGCAATTGCATATTCAACAACAACGGGCACAGTGATCATGATCATCCTCGCTTGCCACATCCAGGTTCTGCCCAAGGCGGCGGCGGAACACAGATAAATCCTTCGGCCTGCTGCCGTTCATGGCAAGGACAATGTATCAACGGTATTTGGCTTGGAGGCGCAGGAGGTCCAGGCGGTTCAGATCAAAATGAAAGTGAAGGATGGACCTTTGAATGGGGCTGGAGCGCCTACTGCGCTTGGCCATTTGGAGTTCGTTGTTGCTCACAATGGAAGGTGCGCTGCGGATACAGCGATCCAGTTAGAGAACCATGGTGGGATATACAAGAGATCAAAGGGTCTGGATCACCCGGCCACGTGGCTGAATGGCATCAGCGTTTTAGTTGTATGGGTACATCATGGGGTATTCGTCCAGCGAATGCAGGAGAAGGGTCGGGCACTGGAGGCATCATGCACTATTGTTGTGATGCACAACAGCAAGGATGGGGCATGGGAGCCAACAATAATTCAGGTGGCCCTCTAATAAATTGGCTGAAAATATGTCAACTTGGCCTTTGCGGTCAGACCGATCAGGCCTATAAAATGGTAGATTCTTTGTTTCCTAACTTTATAACATGCGCAGGAATACTGGGCGGATCAGGAGGAGTAGGAATTTGTTCCATGACTTCAAAAGCAGGCTACGGTGGTGGTGGCGGCGAAGCTAAATGTCAGTTTTTGTGCATCTGCTATGGCGGAGCATTTGACTGCTGTAACGGATCAACAGCTAACCCAGCACTGGCATTTCCACCATGCATACTGGATAATTTGGTCAGTAATGCTGGTTCAGGCTATGCAATAATTTATTACAGGGACTATTAAGCATGGGACGTTATATAAGCACCGGTGCATCACAACCAAGTACTTGCATAGCAAATGTAGCGACTACTTGTTATAATGTAAGCACTCACAGATACAGTTATGATGCCAACGAATGTTGGCAGAATAAAGTAGTAATTGACACACCTGGCTCATACACATTTACAGTGCCGACTGGTGTTACCTGTATGAGAGCCATCGCAGTCGGTGGTGGCGGCAAAACAAAACCCTGTAATCCTCAATGTTGCGGCACCGCAGGTGGCGGAGGTGGGTATGCCGAAAAATATTTTACCGTGGTTCCGGGCAATTCAGTTCAAATCACAGTCGGAAGACAAGAAGGAAATACTGCAGTAACATATACCCCAGGCGGCATTCTAGTAACAGGAGGCGGCGCAGCGGCCTGTACAGGCGGTAGTGCCAGTGGCGGAGATTGGAACAGCACTGGCGGTGCTGGCGGTTACAATAGAAATTACTGTGGTGGCGGAGCCAGCCATTATTGCGGAGCCTGCATCTACACCTATGCACAGAATTGTTGCGGATATTGTGTGGTATGGAGCGGAATTAGCGCAAGACAGCTTGACCCAGCACACGATTCTGGTGTTTGTTGTGTTGCTAGATATGCTGGCGGCGGCAGTGCAGGATCATGGATTTGGTCCACTGGAGGTGCTGGCCAATGCGCTTTCAACAACATGGACAATTACGGACAAGGATACGGACCTTCAGCAGGAGGTGGTGGCGGAATCGGATACATAAACCGCTGCGCTGTGAGAGATCCAATCTGTGCCTGTATATGTGTAAAGGGTAACTGTAATTATGCGGGATCTGTGGTTCCAAGATCATCTTATCCTGCACACGCCGGCGGCGGCGGCGGCTCTAAATGGCAGTGTATTGAATACTGCACCTGCCAGAACTACGAAGGCTGCTGCGAATCAGGACGTTATCGTTCTGGCCCCGGAGGATGGGGCGGCAAGATGAACAATGAAGGACGAGAAGATTATTGGATATGGGGTTATCAACATCACAGTCCTTGGGGATCAACAATTCATCCTAGATCATGTATTACTGAACCCGGACTAAGCCCTAAATTCTATCCATGGCACGACATACACGACATGGCTGGTAGTGGATCAGCAGGAAGAAATATTAACGTAGGTAACAATGATTGGGGTTCTTGTGGATGGGCTACAGCTAATCCATACAACCACAAACCATCTAGAATCGCAGGCGAAGGTGCAGGCACTGGTGGTGTTGTGTTTAA